CCTACATCATCACTTCCTATAGGTAATATACTGAAAAGCATCTTCCCGGAGAATGTGGCAGTAACCTTTACAGGCTGGTCATAATATGCCCTTGTACCATATATATCAAAACTCTCGAAATCCCTGTACTTGTCAAACATAGCATGGGGTTTGTACTGGGGCTGCACATTGTCGTTTATCTTGTCGGATGAATCACCGTCCTCATATACCTTGTACCCTAGGTTGAATCCAGGAGAGGTCATATAAATGAAGAAACTGTCACTATCATCACTCTTTATAGGAGTAGACCCGATAATCTTGTCTATCCGTGTAGATGCGCTAGCACCCTCACCTGCCACCTTTCCCGATTGAGGATCTGGTTCTCCATCCGCCTTGTATGTATCCCATTCGGGAAGTCCTGACGGGTACAGATCGCCAAGCTTTTTCCCTCTGATGGAAGGATATATCCCACTGAACGTGTTTGATATGGTTTTCCCTCTTACACCATAGTTCTTCAATCCGTATTCGCTGTCAATATAATATCTTATGTTCCCGTCAGAATCATTCGGAAGAAGGATGTACGGGCAATAGCGTGATTCATCGGCAGGCTTAGCGTCCTTCTTGTATTCGGGAGGAACGTTCCTGCTTCCGCCTTGTGGTATGATTCGGGTTATGACAGGTGTGCTTGTATCTACGGAAGAGGAAACTTTTACAGCACCTCCGCCATCTCCCTGCTTGAACGTCCAGTTCACAGACGGTCTAGCCTTATCTGTAATGGTTATTATTCCTCCATTGGCTGTCGTAGAGAAATAATAGTTTAGATAAAACTTGTCATAGAAGTTCTTCAATGCTTCAAACAGGTTGGTGCCATCGGTTATGTCAATCATATCTTCTGTGAGATCACCTTCCGCATCCACATTCAATGTCCATGTACCAATGCCTGTATATCCTGCACCCAATGACGCATTGTAAGACTGTATATTCGCTTCTATACGTGCGGCAAGCTGCTTTGCGTCACCCCAGAACTGGAACAGACCGCCATGTGTGTATCTTATCTTGTTTATCTCACCGCCTGTTCCGCTTACTATGTCAAGAAACGCCACATTCTGCAAAAGCACCTCCTTACCGTAAAACAAAAGGGAGTATTTGTATTTCCCTGCTTCGTTAAGATTATCTCCCGATGGGGCTTGGTACAGGATGAATGTATTACCGTTATATACGACTGTGTCGTATTCCGATTCGCTCTTTGAGTTGTATGCCTTGAACTCTATCGGAACAACGGAAACGACTTCACAAGTCAATTTTCTCACTTCCTGCAAAGACGGGCTGTATGAAAAATCAGCACTCTCCGCAATAACCCTATTTCCTCTTTTAATCTGTAAAATCATTGGTCTTTAAAGCGTTGGTTGGTCAATACTGAAATTTAACGAAAATGTATAGGCGGATACAAGTCGGTCCGGGTTCTGCAAGTCCTGAACGTCCTGATAACTCATCTTTGCACCTGTTTCAAACCCAGTGCATCTTATCACCTGCTTTGCTGATTCTCCCCATATATCATTCCATATAGAGAAAGAGGATGAACCGTATGGCGTACCAGGAGTGGCAGGTATCACATTGGTTATATATGAATAGAACGAACGGATATTCGTCTTTACCGTTTCCACATCTCCCAAAGCGGCAAATGTTATGCTTCCTTCCGTTGGCTGGTAAACAGGCGTGACAGGTTCGTACACCTTCTGACCGTTCTTGTCATACCATTTTTCGGCATAGGCTTCCTTTCTTGTCGGCAAATCCCATAATCCCTTGCTTTCAAGTATATACAGCCTGTATGTGGCATACAAATCCTTTGCCGTATCGCTTCCTTTCTTTATAAAATATTTAGATATAGCCATTCGTGTACATTGTTTATTAGTGCAAAAATAACAAAAATAGTCTTAGAAACCATCTAGTTTTAAAAAATATTTTTCTATATTTGCATCAAAATCGGTGCTTTGGATGAGTGGTTTAGTCAACGGTCTGCAAAACCGACCACAGCGGTTCGATTCCGCTAAGCACCTCAAGTGATTGGATTTTTTGTTCATAATCAAGCTCAAACGCCCTGCCAACTGTGAAGCTAGCAGGGCGTTTATATTATCAGTCAATTATAACCTTTATCGCATTTCCGCCTGACCTTGGGGCAATGGAAACGACACTTAGGAGTGCTGTCTTTATCGCCATAGTTGCGGCAAGCTGCTGGGTGAGAACCTCCAACTGTGACTGCTGTATGGCTGTCATGTTCGTTCCTCCCGTTCCTGCCGAACCACCGTTTAACGATACCAACTGACGGAGAAGATCGCTTTGTACAACCATTTCGTATCTCATCCCGTTAAGATAGCCCAATGCCTGGTTAAATGTATTCTCGTCAACTCCTGCAATGGCATTGGACAGACCTTCCGCGTTCTCTTCCGTTTCGGTAAGCATACCACCAAGGGCGTTGTTTATCTCATTGACTACACCTCCGGCTTCCGCAAAGGCTGATTCCAATGAGCCCATTACATTTCCTAGTATTATAAGTTCATCCTTATCTATCTTGTTATCCGCAAACATACCACCTTTGCCGTCTGCTCCGAACAGTGTGGTCTGTACCTGTTGCATTGCCTTTTCTATGTACTGTTGCTGTACCCAACTCTTAACAACATCTCTCATAACGTCTGCCACAGTGTCCTTATAAGCCTTTGCAGCATCCTCACCTTTCAGCCATGCTTCGACAAGAGCGTCACCTATCTGGCTAGCCCAGTCTTTCAAGTCAATGCTGTACAATTCGCTGGCAAGCGTTTCCGTATAATATCTTATCTCATACTCCAATTCTTTTATTGTCTGTTTGTAATCTTCTACTTTTTCTCTATCTGACTTTTTCTTATCTTCTTCGGCTGCTAGAATATCCTTTTGAATTTGCAACTGTTCTTTCAGATTTGATACCTGTTGGGATGTAACCTCATCAAGTTTTGCCGGGTCTATAATGTGCTCAAATTCCTTTTCAAGCATATTATAGATATTGGTAAGTTTCTTTGATTCAAATTCAAGATTCTCTATATGTTTTTGAAGCCTTTTATCATGCTGCCTGTTAAACGTAGCGATAACATCAAGCGGCATGGATATAGCCGAGCCTATCGCACCTGCAAAATCACCGCTTTTGAATGAATCCCATGATTTCTTCACTCCTTCATTCATAACGCCCATAGCTTCCGAGAACTGGTTCATCTCGCGCATGAAACCACTGTCAGTATCCTTACCCATAGAATCCATAAGGTTGGACACAGATGCAATTATCTGCTGCATAGCCTTTATAGCATTGTATATATTGGTTATGATAAAGTCAATAAGATTCACCGTCTGCAAAGCGTTCTGTGCGGCAGCCATCATTCCTTTGCCAGTCTTGACAGCTTCCTGTCCGCTCTTGTATCTTGATTCGGCTTCCGACTTGGCACTCAAAGCGGCATTGGCAGCTTCTTCATCACCGTTCTTCATTGCGTCCTCGTATGCCTTGGAAGCGTTTTTGATGTCAGCCATAGCCTGTTGCATATCATTCATGCCTGCCATCATCTTTGACTTTCCTGCATCATAACGCTTATTATACAGACCTTCAATCCCATCTTTCATGTACGTCTGAAAGTCAGACTGGTTGTTCTTCATCATCTTCTCTATCTGCTTGTCCACACGTTCAAGCTCTTTCATGTATTCCTTTGCACTGATAGCACCAGACCTAAACGCACTGTTGAGCATTTCCCTTACCTTGTCGGCAACGGTATTTGCAGCTTCCATAGACATCGCTTCAACAGCACCGAAGAAGTTCTGATAGTCTGTGGTCAGCTTGAACAAGTCCATCTCTTCGCTTTTCTGCAATGCGGAAGTCAAGGATGTATTACCCATTCCTTCTGCGGTTGCGATCTTTTTACGGTACTTTTCTCTGATAATACCCACCTGGGTATAATAATCTCCATATTCAGCCAAATCATTAGCATATTGTCTAGCCATCTCACCGAAATAGCCTTTCCATGCGTCAATCATACCTTGGATAACTTGTTTCTGTTCATCACCTATATTCTTATTCCCCTTAATAGCCTCCTGTACCTGATTGATATACTGGTTCATTGAGGTGAATGAAGATGTGTCGGGCACGACAGAAACGCCAAGGTCAAGATTCATTCCTGCCAATGCGGATTGCAAATTGTTATATATACCTGCTGCAAAACTTTCAGCCATAGTAGATGTGTCACCGCTAAACTGAACGGCAAGGTCTAAGGCAAGTTCGGAATCACCCGTTATCCCAAGTATGTCACTGTAAAAGTCATACTTGTTCTTGTATCTGTCAAACTCATCCGTAATTCTTTTCATCACCTTCTTGGCTGCTTCAACATAAATTTCAGAGGACAATTCGGCAGCTTTCCTTGCGTTCTTGACCGCATCCTGTGGGACACGTGTTTCCAATTCCTTTGCAGCCTTGTTGTAACTGTCAACAATAGCCTGTTTGTCATATACAATATCTACGCCAAGTTTTAACGCCTGTGAACCATATATGGCTTCAATCTGCTTTTTAGCTTCCTCTTTTCCTATGTTAATGCTCAAATCCTTGAACTTAGAATAAGCGGATTCAAGCAATGACAACCTGTTTTTCCAAAGGTCAGCAAGAGGATCTCTTTTCTGTGCTTCCTTCTTCTGCTTTTCTAGTTCAAGATTAAATCGTTTTGCTGTTCCTGTAGCTTTCGACATCGCTTCATTGGCAACGTTAATCTCATATACCGTTTGTTGTACTTGCTCGGCTTCATAAGGGCTTACAATGCCTGTAATTTGATACTCATCTCCAAGTTTCTTAACCTTTCCTTGGCTAACATACATATCAATGGTACGCTGTAAATTTTCTATTGAACTTTTGGCGTCCTTATATTCCTGTTTTACCGATTTAAAGTAATCCTCCATAGATTTCACATCGGCAGCCTTTATAGCAATAGTCCATTTATGCCCTGTAATTTCGTCAAGAGATTTTTTCCATCCCGTCAATCCTTCTTGTGCTTCCTTATCGTCAAGACGTATTTGCACTTGCCATTCTTTTCCTGCCAAATCCTCAAATACTCTTCTAGCGTTTTCTCCAAATTCCTGTGCTTTAGTGAATTGTTCTATCTGGGATTTTAAAAAATACAATTGCACTTCATCGTTCAAATTAACACTTCCAAACGCATCAACCAATCGTTGTTCTACATATCTTGCAAACTTATTAAACGATAAGGATATTTTTGTCATTTTCCCTTGTATCCCTACTTCTAGTTTGTCATATTCCTTCAATAGAACATTGCTATCGAAACCAACCTTATCGGTAAACAACTGAAAAGAACCAGCACTTTTTGTTTCAACAGCCAAAGAACGTACCTTTTCTATTATTGTTGCAGCGGACACACCCTTGTTTATCAGTTCGTTTAATTCCGTAGTCCATTTTTCTGTATTATTACTAACCTTAGCTACTTCCTTTGCGGCATCTACCACCTCACCCCTAAATTGTTCTATACGGTTTCCGGCAGCAGACAACGCTACAGCACTCTCTTCATAATCTTTCAACAATGTAGATAGTGAATCATCTTGCCAAAAGAAAGCGGATGTATCGGATGCTTTATCTGCTTTAAGAAACATATCCGATTCAAGAATATTCAACTTGTAAGCCGATTCCAATTGAGAAAGTGCTCTCTGTAAAAATTCTACACGCTTAACAGCATTATCTATTTCTTTATTTTGTTGAATAATATATTTTCCAATCTCACCATATTTAGACAATACTCCAGTCAGTGTTTCCTCATACGACTGCAACTGTTTCGTATCAAGCTGTTCAAGGTTTTCCGGGGTGAGTTTGTCGAAGTTTATCTTGTCAAGGTCTTTTTGCAAGTCACTGTATGATTCGCGGAAAGACTTTGCACTATCTTTTATCTTCTGATTGAACTCTTCCGAACGTGCAGACATCACATGAAACGCTTCCGCCACAAGTCCTGCAACGGTAAGTATCGTCATGAGCGGATTAGCCTTTATCGTAAGCCACAATGTTTTCAATGAATTTGTCAAACCGAATGTTGCCAGTTTGAATCTGTTCATCAACATTGTCGTTTTTGTCATAGACAACATTCTTGCAGCTTCCGCACCTGTCAGTTTAAGTTCCGTTACAAGAAGGTGACGTTCAGCCTGTGTCAACATATTGGTGGCAAGAATACGTTTAGCCATCTCTGCCGACATCTTTCCCGAATTAACGGCAGCAGCTATCTCTACGGCAGACAGTTTTGATGCTGTCGCTATCTTCCATCTCTCGGCAGTAGTGAGTGTTCTGTACATCGCAGCCTGTTTAAGCAATTGGGCTTCCCGTAATTTCTCAGCCTTAATAGCATTAGTTGTTGCGACAACTTCTTTACCAAGCATGGCTGTTCTAGCTAGCTGTAATCCCTTTAATGCGGCATATCCTACAGCAACGCCCTCTATTGCTTTAGAGAAATATCTCCAGTTGTTCATCGCATCGGTTATGCTTCCAACAATTCCTTTCAGAACGGAATCATTCGCCTCACCTATGTCATTCATCATAATCTTGTATGAATCGGCTAGGTTGCTTACCATACCTTTCAAAGATGCAGCTTGTATTTCCTGCATTTTGTAGAACATACCACCATCTTCCGTCATTGTGGTAAACATCTCCCGAATATACTCAAAAGGAATCTGACGTGTTGATATGGCGTTGAACACATCATCAGTAGTTTGAGCCACGCCTCTTACTTCTTCCAGTTTCTTTCTCAATGCGTCCAATGCAGGAATACCGGCCTCTGTCAATTGGCGTAATTCCTGTCCTCTCAATACACCTGCGCTTCTTATCTGACCATAGGCAAGAATGATACGTCCCATATCAACGCCAAGACCTGCGGAAACGTCCGCAAGACTTTTCATTGTACCGTACAATTCGTTGACAGGTATCTGGAATGCAGCAAGCTGTTTGGTATATCCAACCAAATCGCTGAACTGGAAAGGAGATATTACAGCAAGACCCTTAATCTGACTGAATATCTGGTCTGCCCGTCTTGCATCCTGTATGATGGCACGCAATGACACCTGTTGTAACTCGAACTCTCCACGAATGGCAACAAGTTCCTGAAACATATCTCTGAAAAAGTAGAACCCGGCATAAGTCTTTATCGTATTGACAAACTCACGCATCATTCTGCTCTGCTTTGTCAGTTCCTCGGAAAACTCTTTTGAACTTGCAGCATTTTTCTGATTGGTCTGCTGCATCTTTGTTCCATAGGATGTGGCTTCATTTACAAACTTGTTGTGTTCCTGTATCTTCCTGTTGAGAAGAGTAAGGGTACGGTTATAGTTTGCATCAGTCGTATTAAGTGCATTACGCCTGTTTGTCAATTCAGAAATAAGATTGTTAGCCTGATTGATAGATGTAGGATTGATATTAAGCAATTCATTCGTTGATGTTTTTCTTAAAGATGATTGCAACTTCTCCAATCTGCCTTGCAATTTCTGAATAAGAGCATCAGCCTTTGTTATCTGATTGCTGTTTAAAGGAACTTCAACCTTGAATTTATTCAATAGTTCAAGGCGTTTCTGTATGGCGGCAATTTTCTTGTTCAAGTCCTCAGCACTTCCCTCAGGCATACCAAGGGCAAGTCCAGACTGACCAGAAAGGTATTGTAGATACTTCTGATTGGTCTGCTGCATCTTTTTATTCGCCTGTTCCTGCTTTGATGCTTGTCTATCCATCTCTTTTGTCCGTGCAATCTCCATCTCGTATTGCTGGCGTAGAAGGTTAAGTTCTCTCTCATCGGAAATAGACAATTTGGGCGCACTGTTAGCAGTAAGGGAATATGCCGTTTTCAGTCTGTTCAATTCAGCCACAAGATCATCTATCGCTTTCTTCTGACTTTCAAGATTGGCTTTTCTTGTAGCCATCCCCTTATCTCCGCCTGCATTTCCTAAGTTACGGTAAGTCTTTTCCAGTTTGTCATACTCTCTTGTCGCTTCGACAATCTTGTTTGACAATTCTTCCATCTGAACAAGTATATCCATTTTCTTGTTCGACTTTCCTTTTCCTACCTTGGATGCGTTTTCATTCGCTTTATTTATCTTATCTACAACCTCGCTAAGTTCGTCATTCATTTTGCCTATATCGGTCAACATAGGCTTGAAGGACATCTCCTGGTTAAAGGCATCCTGTAGCTTCTTCTGTATATCCTTTATCTGTTTGTCAAGACCGGAATCATCTAGACCGATCTTAAACTTTAATGCTCCTAAATCAACATCAGCCATAGTTATTATTTTTTAATTATTGCAAAAATAGCAAAAATAAGCACAAGAGCATGATTTACAACAAACAAAAATCCATTAGCATTTTTTAACATATTTAAAATGGTAGATAAAAACGATTATGTTATCTTTGCAATAAAATAATTTTTTAACTATGGCTATAGAAGAAAACAAAGTAACGCTAGTAGGCGTAAATAGTGCTAGTGTCATGTTCAGTAATGATGCTAATGCTGAAAAACAGTATAAAGTAAAAGCAAATGTAAACGTATCAGATGGCACTAACATCAATTCATTTGATAGCGGAGTAGTGAAATCTCTTGAGTCGGAAAATATGTTAGCGACTTTTTATTTCAATCAGGGGGGAGGTATAAATATAAACTACAATGACCACCCGGAACTGGATACCCAGATCGCTGTAATTACCATTATCAACTCCTTTGTTACCGATGTAAAAAGCTACATCAATCAAAAAGGAATATCAACAATTTAGCTTTAAAAGAAGAAGATATGACAAACCAAGGAATGTTTTTAAAGAGATTAACTCTCTTGAATATCCCCTTATCACTAGAAGGGAAGGAACTTCCATCAGAACTGAAAGCAAAAATCATGCTTATGCGTGTCGCTTACGACAAAGCTGCAAAAGCATTCGATGATGATATGCAACAGGTTCTTAAAGAAATAAAGAAGGAAGGATATGACGAGCGCGCACAGAAAATCAATCGCATGAAAGAGATTGACGGTAAGGAAGATGCGACAAAAGAGGAAAAGAAAGAAGCGGATGAAATCAGAAAAACAGAAGAAGATTTCAACAAGGAAACAGAAGAACTGAACAAAGTATACTCCGAAGCATACCAAGAGAAAATGAAAGAGGAATGTGATATGAAGCCTAGAAAATTCGCTTTTGAAGGATTCGCTAAAATCATTGAACTTATTGGTACTGACGGTGCAATTAAAGTGAAATGGAACTCTCCCGAAGCATTGGAAATACCGAAGGAGGAATTTATCTCGCTTATCGCAACAAATCTTGTCGATAACCTCGAATAATATATAAGATATTAAAGTTTACTGTATATTTTATATATGCTTCATTTGGAGTCAGGTTATTAGCCTAAGCACTTTGAGTGCTACGTTGGATGAGAATGATATATAGTTACCTACGGATGTTTACCCAAGTCTGTAGCTCTAAGTTAAGTGGTTAAAAGGAGTAGCGTATTCGGTGAAACGGTGCTGCTTATGAAAACCTCATCCAACATTGGCGATGGGTATTTAACGGGAGTAATCCCGACTTATGTTGAATAAACATTAATTTAAAAGACAATGGAAGCAACAAGAAAGATGTTTCTTATAAGAAATTGAAATATATTTCATATGGGTTGATTGATGTGACGAATAAATGAATTTCAGATTTATAATATGATTTAATGTTTTTAACAATAAAACGCACATGAATAAGCCATTTTCTATATTGCTATTTTTTTTGTTACTGTCGTGTTCTTGTTCACGCAAGCTACTTCCATCTTCGACAAATACAACCATAGTAGACCACAACACGACAGTAACGGAAAGAGTAGTATGGCAATCAAAAATAATAACTCTTCCAACAGAGCACATACAACATACAACATTTGAAGATAGTTCACACTTGGAAACATCATTAGCCGTATCAGACGCTAAAATAATGTCGGATGGCAGGCTTTTTCATAGTTTGAAAAACAAGAAAGACTTTTTACAAGACAGTATTCCATCTTTGGAAAAAGAAACGGTAGTGACGAAAGATTCGACAATAACCGTAGAGAAAATTGTAGAAGTAAAGGTAGAAAAGGAATTGTCTAAATGGCAAAAAACACTAATCAATCTTGGATACATAGGTATCGGTTTCATATTGTTTTCAGGTTACAAAATAGCCAGAAAGTTCGTGTAACTTTCGGGCTTAGGTAATTATATACGTTTATACACATACATATTGACGTTTCACCGTCCCGACTACTGCCGACCACTCCACGTCCTCAACCCCTTCTACCAAGGGTGATATTAGTCCGAACCGTTTGATGTTCACCGAAGCGAGAATGTCACGATCATTGTGCCTTCCGCATTTCGGGCAAACCCATTCACGGTCACTGAGTTTCAATTCACTATTAACGTATCCGCATATACACGTCTTGGAACTTGCTTCAAAACGTCCGATACGTATAAGGTTGCGTCCATACCATTCGCATTTGTATTCAAGCTGTCGGAAAAACTCGCTCCATGAAACGGATGATATGGATTTTGCAAGACGGTGGTTTTTCAACATACCCTTTACATTCAAATCCTCAATGATTATCGTTTGGTTTTCACGGACAATCTTTGATGTGACTTGATGCAGGAAATTGTTGCGTTGGTTGGAAACCTTCTCATACTGTCTTGCCAATATTTTCCTTGCCCGTTCTCTTCGGTTGGAACCTTTCTTTGTCTTTGAGAATCTTCTTTGCAACACCTTTAGTCTTGTTTCCGATTTCTCAAGATATTTGGGATTGGCATACACATCACCGTTCGAACAAACTGCAAAATCCTTTATACCGACATCTATACCGATAGACGTATCATATCTGACAACAGGCTTTACAGGTATTTCCTTTCCATCGTCAACAAGAACAGAAATGAAATATTTACCCGTTGGTGTCTTGCTTACCGTGGCAGAACATACTTTACCGTCAAACTTTCTGTTCGGAAAGAATTTAACCCATCCGATCTTTGGAAGTCTTACCTTGTTGTTGTCAAGGTCAACAGACACCGAATTTATAGCCTTGTATGACTGTCGGCTGTAATGCTTCGCCTTGAAATTTGGGAAGCCTGTCTTTTCACGGAAGAACTTCACGAACGCGCTGTCCATATTTCTTATGGATTGTTGTAGGCACTCGTTTGATACTTCCGAAAGCCATTCCTTCCCATCTTCCTTTTTAAGTTCTGTAAGCATCTTAGCCAGTTCAACCCATCCTATCTTCGTCTTGTCACGCTGATACGCTTCTATACGTTTACCGAGCATATAGTTATACACAAACCTACAACACCCGAAAGATTTGTTGAAGAAAACAATCTGCTCAGGAGTAGGATTAAGTCTATATTTATATGCTCGTTTCATATTGCAAATATAACTATAAATTAAATTATAACATAACTAATTTTGTTAAATAGTGTTTAATTTGTTATAAATGCCATTTATTGCAGACGATATTGCCGCCTAAAATCAAACTACCCGTCACACGTACATCACCATCAATAATGATAGCTTGTGACAAATCAAACTCTTTTGGTATATCACTACCATCTAAGGCTATTATCTCATAAAGCCCCTCTGTCGGGCTAAAGCCCCCCCCCTGTGCTCCCTCGCTCCGCTTCGGTCGCACACCAAATTTCCGTTTACAAACAAATTAATCTTCATAAATTTACTTGCATTCTCTTTTCAGTTAATATACTTTTTCTTGTAGCTATCAACCGCAAATACTTGCAATTGATAGAACCTTTATTCACTTTAGTTCCGTCCAATTTCCTAATATCAAAGGAGCCATTCCTACCCCACAGAATTGTTTAATCACTGACCTTAGAGCAAGGGGCTTGAGCAAATACCCCTTGGTAACTATATATTCTCTCCTAACGTAGCACCCGAAGTGCTTAGTCTAATCAACATCTACAGGTATTTAGCCTGTGGGTAGTTAATGTTTATTGTTTTTTAAATATTTCGCAACACTATCCATTACACACTCAACACACCAACCTAAAAGGTATGCAAAGTGCTCATCCTGCCCATTTTCATACCCCATTGATATACCACAATAATCAAATAGATTACATACAAAATGAGATGATTCATGGCAAACAGCCCTTATTCCTAATCCATCTCTTGACAGCCATATCAACACTCCTAAATGTCTTGTTTTCCTTTCCCTAACCATTAGCGTCATTGCATCGCAGTCACTAAATAAATCCTGATTTATATCAAAATCAGTGGAAAATTTTTTCTTCACATTTTCCCGTTGGTCATCCCCCACTGCAACATACAGTTTAAGGGGATATATTTTAGGATCGTATTTTGTTATCATCGCAAAATGTCTTTTAGTAATATATCGGGATGCTCTTCTTTAGGTTTAGATTCTTTGAATCTATATATAAAGCCACTTGCATCCTTGTTAGCTTCATTATATAAATCTTCTGTAAGAGAAACCTTGTACAACTTAACTTTCTCTTCAAAGTGATAATCAAGTTTAGGCTGGCCATTTATAACAGCCTGTATATAACTCCATGAATATTTCCATAGCAAAGCCCAGTCCTTAATTATCATCAATCCTCCGAATAGCCTTAAATCCCCTCTGAATTGGGGGAAATCTTTTTGGATAGATCCTCGTGAGCCGATTTTGCATCGAGAGATAATTTCATGGCATCCTTCTTGCTTAATGTCGCTGTCGTATCTATCAAGAACGCTAAACGGATTGTATTTGTAAAAAAATCACTTACATTAGCCCCCTCCACGATGGCTTCTATCAACGGAGTGAGTTCCTTATGGTCATAGTGCCTGCTTAACCACCAAGCGTATATACGTCTTGCAAAAGGAATTATCTCAAAAAACCAATAGTTATTCAATACTCCTGCCGCTGCAACTTTGTACGGAATAGATGCGTCATTTTTCATAATTGCAATCATTTCCTTTTTCGCTGTATCTGGATTGATAATATCACGTATCAGCAGCTTATCCACAATATAGTCATATGCACCCAGTCTAAGACCACGCACCTTGAATTTCTTATTGCCAACCATAACCTCTTTGTATTTATGAGTGGCAAACTTCTGCATCTTTATCTGATCATCTAAGTCAGGTTGTTTCCAGTTGAATATTCCCATTTTTAAACTAACTTGAACGGTTTAATCATTAATTTTCCTTTCACATCTACCTTCGATATGTTCTTTGGCGTATTTGTATAAACGAACACCTTGGTATATTTAGACGATACAATATCAAGTTTGGCATCGTCAATCAAAGAAACGTGTACTATGCTGTTGTCAAGCGCAACAAGGCTAACATGGCTATTATCCTTGACATACATTTCTCCTATACCGAAATCGTTGAATGTGACAACACAATCACACGAACCATTAAAAATAGACCATTTAGGATTGCTTATGAAAAGATTGGTATCATCAACAAAGATATTAAACTTCTCCCTAACACCAGCAAACTCCTTCTTGATTATTTCATTTGACGGGAACCTGTTTAACAGGCAGAAGTCAATGCCTCTGATATATTTCTCGCATAATTCATATTTGTCCGGGTTTCCCCATCCATTTGTCCATTCCTTACACAGTCCAAGGCTTATAGCTTTTAGCTTTAATTTATCAGACAATTCTTTATCTGTCATGGTGTTATTTTTTACAGCAAAAATACAACAAAGGTTAACAAAAATCAAACACAATCAGTTAAAAAACAATAAAAGCCGGACGAAAACGCCCGGCTAATAATTCATCACCCGTCTACATCAAGCATCCACTCCCGAATTGTCAAGTTCGAGAACCATCATGGTTTTCAAATACTGAGTGTTAACTTCCAATGCTGTCACAGTAACGGAGAATCCAAGGTATCCAGCGTTACTTGGAGCACCTGTGAAGCTGACAGCCCATGATGCCTTCGGGAAGAAGATCATACGGTCACCAGTACCGTTGATAATACCGATAGGACGTACAAACTGCTTGAATGAGCTTGCACCAAACGCTTTCAGTTTCTGAGAAGCTCCCTTGCCGAAAACATCCGCAGTGTCAGTCAAACTATCCAATTCCAACTCAGCCTTTGCTTCATTTCCTTGCGTAAAGAAAGCGAAAGCAGCTTTTGATGTAGACATACCTGTAAAGGTAAATGCCATAGTTCCCGGTGTGATATTTTTGAATACGGTAGCACCCTGTTCGTTCTTTGTTTCAGAAGTATCAGCGTCAGTACCAGAAGATTCCGTAGTACCAGACTCAATATTTGGAAGAATCTTCGGATTCCTAAAACTTGAATATTGAGTACTATCGGTGATTTCAATCGCATCAAATGTCAAAGCAGCCGACTGCCCGTTCAAGTAAGCAGGGCTGGTGTCTAAATTTACTCGTGCCATTCTATTTTCTGTATTTAAAAAGTTATTGTTAATTGTTGAAAACGTATCTACCGATGCGCCTCCACTGTTTTTTCTCACGTTTCTCATGCAGCTAATCCTTTGAAATATCAACATTCAACAGGACGGACATATAATAGAACCCAACCCCGTCAAACATTGGTGGTAAAACATTAAATATCTCGAAATGAAGCTGCACAGTCTTTTGCGGGAACAGTTCTACCATTTTCTCACTCAACGCATCCATGACAGACGGATATACGTTCCCGGGCAATGCCCTTACAAACAGAGTAACCGTAGCCATTGTTTCGCCTTTCCCGAAGTGACCGTAGGGGCCGCTCTCGGTATTGCTGACAATTCTTGTATTGTTGTTTACGACAATAAAACTAGTTACCTTATCATCAACACTTGCAGGACGCTGCACCTTATATACATCGTCAGCAATCTTCTTGTCCAATACAATATTGTACAAGGTGGTATTTATTGTTGAAGGATTAAAGTAGCCCATAACTTCACTTAAAATATTTGTTTAACATATTAGCTGCAATTTTCTTAAAAACCACAGTATATTTACCCCCTTTTAAATCTGTCTTTGTCTTAATCCAAGAATCTGAAAGAACGTTCAACAGGTGATAGTTCTCAACATACTTGGCATAATACATGACAGCAGCGACAACCAGTTCATATTTTTCAGAACCATCGGATTTATAACTGTTGAAGAAATCTTCGGCAAGTTCACGCCCCCAATATTCTACATTGTTACGTTTCCTAGGCTCATTTGCAACTTTCGTTGCATTTGCCCACACAATCTTCTTTAGGACCCCATCTTTGTAAATGCCACATCCATAACTATCTTCAAGATTGAAAGTTTGGTTGGTAAAGCCCTCCATGTCTTTTATATCATCCATGATATTCGTAGCAATATCCTCCATGAACTGCATGATAGAAGCATCCAAGGCAAGCTGGACATTACTACCAAACTCTTTCAATACTTTATCGTTGTTATTTGCCTGCATTTTTTGTACTTGTCTTTCTTGTTACTGGTTTACTCAGTTTCTCAATCTGCTTTTTTAGCAAATCTCGATCATCTTTAGCGCATTTCAGTTCTGTTTTAATATCATTCAGTTCATTGTAAAGCTCCTGTATCTTCTGATAAGCATCGTGGAGAGATTGCTGATAACTCAAAATTTCCTCTTGCGCCTTCTTCAACTGAGCACCCTGAATAGCAAACCCCTTTTCAAGATTGTCCAAGGTAGAAGAATCAATTTCAGTTTCCATCTTTTCCTTCTTCTGCTTAAACATTAACATTGAAGTTAGAAGGGTTATGCCATTTGTACCCAACAAAGCAAGTATTATTTCCGTCCAATTGATTGTCATATTCTAGTTTTCTATTTGGTTAAAGTATATCACCGTACCAAATTCCATATTGTTAAATGGAGGTTTCTTTATCTCACGCCAACTATTGCTGTTGTCCGAAAACGGATGGTTGAAATTCTGCCAATCCAACAGACACCCGGAAGGTATGGTTACATCGTTATCTTCTAGGTAGGCGGCATATTCGGATTTGTCAACATCATTCGTTTCCGAACCTGTGTCCTTTTCCTGTATGTTTGCCCTTCCTTCGTATATCATCTCCCAATATGGGGTAGTCTGATATTTATCCGAACTGTTCTTGTTCTGGTAAATTCTAACCATATCAGGAAACATATCCTCACCTAAAATACTCTTTCCCATACTACCATCTTAATCTAGTTATTTCAACATCTGTTCCAACATCCAAATTCAAACCCCATTTGGCGTATAAATCCTTTGCGCGTTGCTCCAATCTTTTCTTGTCATTGATAGAAATAGTCTTGCTTGTGTCAGTAATTGACCAGTTTCCGGCTTTCTTTGTCTTTCCCTGTATCGTTGAAGGGGCAGTACAAACAATGAGCAACAAATCAGCATAAGCCAAATCCTTCTTCATCTCAGACGTTTCACGGCTATCATCAGACAAACGGAATCCCCATTTCTGGGCAACACTGATATACGATGTGTTTTTCAACTCATAGTCAATCTGTGCTTTCAGATATTCACGCATAGACATATAGAAATATGCTTCTACCTTCATGTTACCCTTTGCTGTTATCTGAGGGGTAACTTGAATAGTGAACGGATTATCCGAAACTTTCAGTCTATCCTCCGGCTTCAATGTTTCATTGTCGGCAATAAGCCAGTATCCGAACTCTACACTTTCTTCGGGAATAGCTTGGAGCGTGAGAGTATCTCCAATGAAATACTCCCCTGCGCCCTTTGCTGTGCCTTCGCCATTTATATCAATAATAACCTTCATGGTTCAACTTTTTACAATCCCGTATTTGACTGTTCGTCAACCTTCATGATGATAAGGTTGTTCGGATTCTTCATCACAGGACACGCCCACAATTCACCTGAACTCTTCTCAGCATACGGTTCAGAAGAATACTGATGCAAGAACGCGATACGTCCGCCTTCCAAAGAAGAAATACGTACAGCCGGGTTGGTATCCTGCAAATACATTGACGGTGAGTTCTTGATACGGAAGAACTGACCGCTCTGAACAAGAACAACGGTGTTCTTTTCAAAAGACGGTTCGGCTTCCTCAATCACGCCAAGTTTGTTCCATTTTGATTTTTCCTCAATAGGGATAATCACAGGAATAGAGAATACCTTCATCAGCACATCAACAATCTCCTGATTGTTCATAGGATAGATTGTAGTAGATGCTGCGGCAGGAACAAGACGAGCCTGTACTGCTGCTGTCACTTTCGGGTGTATCAGGAAGTTGTCATACAAATCCTTGGGCATTTCAAAGTGGTCGTATGGTACACCGTCATTGTCGGCAATCTTACACATTCTTTGAAGGTCTTTAATAGGATCTGCATTCTCGTTCGGTGTCCAGGCAGTATCGCTAAACCATTTCTGCTTCAACGCTTTCAACTTGTGTTTTGCAGGAACACGATAGTCAATCTGAACAGGAATTGAGTTGGTACCACTAGCTGTATAGTTAAGCATACCTGTAGAAAGAGCCTGATAAACCATACAGTTCAACTCGGTATGGAAACCTTGGATACATGCTTCCATCTTTGTGTACCACTTCTCACGGATCTTGTCAAGCAATGCACCTTGCGGAATGTCAAGTTCATAGAACTCCTGAATATCGGTTTCCATAAACTGAATGGCGTGACCCATCTTCGGAATACGGCCCGAATACCATTCAAATCCAGTAGTGTCCATAATAGGCTTTTCAGCCAAAGGAGCCAGCATCACAGGACGGGTAGCCTGTGTGTATTCGTCAACCATCACGTTCCATGATTTGCTCATCTGAGGAACATCCCAATCTCCGTAGCTTCTCCAGTTTTCGTTATCAAATTTCTGATTGGCATAATCCATAAGTTCCTGCATCTCCCCAGAGAAATGCCAATCATAGAAACTAAATGTCGATCTTTGCATAAAACGAAAAAATTTAATTAGTTATACAATGTGTAACGGAAAACGCAAGGATATGATTCATCATCCTTCATCGCCTTTTTGATTGCCGAAGCTACGGGCGGAATGCGTTTTTCCAAAATCTCACTTGTCACCATCCATGCACCGTTGAAAGGATAGAGAGTGGCACCGGGAATGGTGTCAACATCATAAGGCAGGATAGCATTAGGAATAACCTTGAATTTTGCGCTAGCACCAACCTGTGTAACTTCAACCAAAATATCGGTCAATTCCAATTTACCTGCATCCCCGGACAATGTAAGGATGTCATATTCGTCATGAGACGAATCAATAGCGTTAATGGTAAAGCCAGTTGTAGTACCTGCGGCAGTAGTAGGTGCTTTACCGACAACCATGCCAACCTTGGCAACTGTATTACCCATGATTTTTTCAACTTTTACCGTAGCACCAGAATCCGATTTCTCGTACATTCTGAATGAATAGTGAATGTCACCGCCATTCTGCTTTGAGGAATCACATTTAATCATGGTACCAGCCGGAAGTTTGTTCCCAACTGTAGGCATACGTTCTACTGGAACGTTACATCCTACCAACAGTACGTGCAAAGACGTATCATTAGAAAAGATATGTCTTGCGCCACCAATCTTACTATAACTTGTTGCAAGAACTCCTGCTTTCATAATTAAAAAAACTATTTGTTAATTTTACTGTAATATCGGCTGACAATGTTGTTTTCCTTGTTAGCCTTATCTTCTTCTCTCTTTCTATCTATGAATGACTTTACATCGCTAGAACCACCCTTGTCAGAGATGAAAGGATTAATGCCATCCTTTGTGTATTTAGTACACGTTTCATTGTACTTTCCCTGTATTTTCAGAAGAATGCTTGTATCTTCCTCTTCGGGCGAAATCTGAATGTTCTCAAAAATGATGTTGCGCAACAACTCGTTAGGCATACCCGCTTCCGGGCGTTTAATCAAATCAGACAGCTTCTTGCGCTTTTCAGTTACAATCTGCTTCTGCTTTTCCTCCTGCTCTTTAGCTTCAAACTCTTTCTTGAACTTTTCAAACTCTTCAAGTTTAGCCTTAACATCATCGGGCAACTCAAACGGTTTCGGTTCGGGTGCTGGTGTCGGTGTAGGTTGTGGTTGCGGTGCTGGTGTCGGTTGTGGTGCAGGATGTGATTTTTCCCATTCCTTTTTCAAGTTGGATATTTCCTGTTCCTTGATTGTATCCCACTCTTTGCGCTTATCAGACGCAAACGCTCTTACCTGACCTGCCACTGTGTTCTTTAAATGATTTACAACACTTTCATTCCAGAACTTTTCCGCATTTTCCTGCGGTGCGAACGCTGAGAACTCATTGATTGTCTGTTCGATTGTACGATCTGTAATAACGGAGCTACTTTCTCCCAACGCATTCTTGATACCTTCAAAAATGACTTTTACATTTTCATTCATATACTATTTGTTTTTTATGTGATTCATGCACAAGACCTTTGTGCATAGTAAGTACCTCTTACCGATGCAAATGTAGTTAAAATTTGTGTATAAGCAAAAAAATATTTAAAAAAATATTATATTTGCGAATCATTATAATACAATGGAAGAAATTGATTTAAAATACAGAGGATTAAAGACTAAGGATGTTGTCAAATCGTTAAAACGATATGGCAAAAGGGGAATTATACCATATAAAAGCCTTGATTTCGTCCAAAAATATATAGAGGACAGAAGAAGCAAGGGGTACAAGGTAAATTTGCTTGCCCCACAGAAAGGTTCGCAGGAAGCATTTTTAAGGAACAAGGCAGGAATAAAAATACTGCACGGGAATCGTGGGGGAGGAAAATCCGTATGCCTTGGAATGGATATACTGAGTTCATGCAACCACCCGTCATTCTCCGCGCTCGTTTTCCGTAAGGATAAGACATCCGCAGAAAAAGCGGACGGTATTCTTAAAGTGGTTTCAAAAATGGTTGAACCTTATGGTGAGTATATTGATTCAAAACGCCTTTCAAGACTTGACGCAGGAGGTGAAATACGATATGATTATTTCGGTGATGCCTGCCTGTCGGGAGAAAAAGGCGTAAATGAATTTAAGGATAGACAACAGGGTGGTAACGTTGTGAAGGTGGCGATAGACGAGTGCTCACAGGCAACGGAACCTATCATAAACTACCTTCAAACGGTATTGCGTTCATCATCAGGACTAAGAACAAGTCTTATAGGCGCGTGCAACCCAAATCCGTACAGCGATTTCTGGAGAGCAATGGTATCATGGTGGGTAGACGATGATGGAATAGCAATTCCAGAAAGATCGGGGAAAGTAAGATATTTCTTTCAATATGGAGATACTATACATGAAACAGCATGGGGTGACAGCCCACAAGAAGTATTTGCTCAGGCAAAAGATTATATCATCGCAAGATTCGGTAAAAATACCAAAATTGACGAAACAAACTGTAAAAGATACATCAAGAGCATAACCTTTATAGCTTCCGGGCTGGAAGATAACAAGATACTTATGGCTTCCAATCCCGACTATCAGAAAAACCTTGGAGGAACAGCACAGGAAGTATCCATAAACGCATTAGGTTCATGGAAGCTGATAAAAGGGGGAAACGAGTGGATAACCCGTGACGAAATGGAGGAAATGTTCTCATCGCAGCCTGTGTTTGACGATTACTTTGAATGTGCTACACTGGATATAGCATACGGTCTTGGTGACGTTTGTGTAATGGGGCACTTCATAGGACATCACTTACAAGACCTAGAATGGTCAAACACATTAAAGCCTAGGGATTTGAACCTATGGGTAAGAAACAATCTACGGAAATGGGGAATCGGTGAAAACAGACTGGCATTTGACGGTCTTGGAGCACCTACATTTCGTGACGCATTCCCCGAAAGCCTGGCAATACTTAGAGGCGTTCCGAAAAGACTAGACAAAAGCAAGGATGATCAGCCTGTAAGATTCTATTTCGATCTAAGGGCACAGCTTGCCGATGAGATGGTAACACGTATAAAAGGAACAAACCTAGGATATTGCGGATTCAGTATAAACCCGGAACTTCTTGACAAACCGTATGTGAACAAAACAATACGGGAAGCACTGATGGATCAGAGAAGAGCAATAAGACGTGACGTGGAAAGGGAAAACGGGAAACTAAGACTGCTGAAAAAACAGGAGGCAAAAAAGATTGTAGGATGCTCGCCCGACTTGATAGAAGGAACATTTTTATACAGGACATATTTTGATATATGCGATGTAATGATTGACATACCTAACGATATAATGGATGAATTAAAATATTTATAATTACCTATGGAAATTTTAAAATTAGACGTTTTATTACGAAAAGAACCGTTCAAAGTGGCACTTCCGTCAAGATGTGACGATGGAAGAGGTGGAGGAACAAAGAAAAAGCCAAGACGCTCCACTTTGATATACAAATATATGTCACAAGATGATTTTCTAGCGCAATGGGATACATCAGGACATTATATACACAACAGACCCGACTGGAAAGACAGCATCCCGTCAGACGAGGATGCCACATCATCGGATGATGAAAGCGCGAATGTAGGTGCTCAGAAAAGAAAAAAGAAATTGGCATCAACTCCCTATGTACTGCAAAGACGAGCATTTCCTCTTCAAAGGATGATACACAAGAAAAGGGTGTCACACCTATGTACCAATCCTCTTAAATTTCAGATAAAGAAAAGCGCGTCAAACCAGCAGAACAGGGATAAGCTGACAACATACAAGGAATACTGGACTGATTCTCTCATGGAAACAGCCAAGTTTGAACTTATAAGCGAAGCCGGAAAGGTAGGAGATGCTGCCATATATATATATAAGGATAAGGACGAGATAAAATACAGGTCTTTCAGCTACTCAAAAGGAGATATACTATATGAGCATAAAAACAGAAGAGGCGAAAGAATAGCTTTCGCAAGGGAATATACAACCACATATATATCGGCTGATGGAGAAGAACATACAGACACACTTGTCGATGTATGGACTAAAGATGAGTTCTACACGCTTGATTCCAACGGAGATATAGCAACGGATATTGATGAAAACGGAAATATAATACAACTGCATCAATTCCATAACCTGGGATTTATACCTGTAGTATATCTACGGCTTGAACTTCCATTTTGGGGGGCAGTACAGGACTTGATAGACGATTTCGAGTTCTTAATGTCAATGATAGGAGAATACAACACACGACAGGCATTCCAAATGCTACTTATCAAGACTAACGGAAGAATAAACATTCAAAGAAACGGATTGGGAGGAACTTCCATTTTACGTGTAGGAGCAGAAGATGATGCACAGTTCATGGGTAAGATGGACGCTTCAAACTCACTGTTCACCGAAATAGATAACATATACAACGGGATACTTGACGGAAGCGGTGTTGTTCCGCCAATGCAATCATCATCAGGTGACAGACCTACTGGAACAACGGCAATGTATTACGAGCCGGAAATGGAATGGGCGAGAAGTGATGCACAAATGATGAATACAGCCATAAATGACATGGCCAATATATTCAAATACTATGTAGGAGTAATGGAAGGTGACGCAACAGGTTATAACGCTCTAAGAATAAACGCTACCATAGAGCCATACTCGTACATAGATTTCTCTGAATGGAACAACACAATCGTTCAGCTTGTAAACGCCCGAATAATATCATTGCAGACAGCAAGAGAGGAATGCGATTTCGCTGCAAATAATGAAGATGATAGAATGGACGAACAAGACAGAAGATTAAACGATATGGAAGCTAGGGTGATAGAGGAAAACAATGAAAACAACGATAACAACGATAACAGCTAAACTATGGGAAAATTTACAAACTTACTAAGAAAAATAAGAAGGGCATTAGACTATATATGCCTTAACAATTTGAGAGTTGACGGAATGGAACACCTCATTGCAGGAATACTTGTAGTAAGCATGGCGCAATGGTTTTTCTCCGTATGGACAGCAATAGCACTAACCTTGTTCCTCCTTGTAGGGAAAGAAATCGTCTACGATAAGTGGCTTAGACAAGGAGTGCCCGAATGGAGAGATGTATTCTGGGGAGCAGTAGGTATGGTGCTTGGATTAATATAAAAAAACAAGGGCGTTACGGAAGTGATGCCCTTGTCTAATACCTACCTATTTTTAATTATGGCGAAATCGCCATAATTAAAGGCATTAAGGAACAAATGGACACCATTACAAATCGTTATAGTATTAATTGTGTCAAAACTTATAGCATTTAATTTGGAAAAATAACTATGGAATACCACCAAAAATACAAAGGATTAGCTATTGCAGACTATTTTGTAAAAAAGTGCATAGAGCAAAACACGCCCGTTACAAATATGTCTATCTTGAACATGATTTACTTTGCTCATGGATTTTCTTATGCGATAAGGCATGAACCATTGATTAAAGATCCATTTTTGGCATGGCAATGGGGCCCAGTAGAAAAAAACACGTATGATTGTTTCAAAAAGTATGGAGCAGGTTCCATAACATCCATTTCGGGAGAAACTAATGATGAACTTGTAAAAATAGTAAAAGATAAAGAACTATGTGACTTCTTAGACAGATTTATCCCATTAGCGAAAGTAAACCCGTTTGTATTAAACAAAAGAACACATATTGAAAATGGACCGTGGGATGTAACCACAGTTTATCAACACATAGACGAAAAAGTAATACAGGTGTATTTTTGCGCTAAGTATGGAAATGAAACAAAGTAATTGTACAACATTAAAAGTCTAAGTAAAATAGCTAAATGGAGTACTCAAAACAATGAGAGCATCAACCGCTTTATCTATATTGAAATCCCTATGTTCCATTATACAATCCCCTGATTATTTCATGGCAACATACGAGAAGTCTTTGTTTCCGACACTCATTGTCGTAATCTTTCGTCCTTTGAACTCAAAGGAAATAGTGCCATTAGGTGACGGAAACACATTCCACAACCGAAGGATTGAATCAGGAGTATTTATTACTATTTTACGGGCATTTAAGTATGAATCTCGTTCTATGGGAAAAGTATTGCAACCATCCCAACCCTCTTTGTTCAATTTACAGAAGAAATTAGAAAGTTTCCCTAGCATATTTTCTTTTTTCAGAAGGAATCAACAACGGGAAAAAATAACCATAATAATCCTCAACTGTTCTTGTAATCATTCTAAGCGTATCTTTATCTTTCAAAAAACGTTCTTTTTCTGATACAGTTAATTCTTGTGGAACTTCATATAAATATACCTTATAAGATCTAGGAAAAACATGACCCAAAAGACATCTTTTAGGAACATCATCATTAAACAATGGGGAATTATGACTAACTAAATATTGTTCATAGCACATGAATAAAATATTTTGCATCTGGATTTTATTCAAAATGACATTATACTTATGATATATAAGCCACGCTATCAACTTACAGTAATCTAAACTAGTTAATTCTTTCATATCTCCATTTTATAAAAGCAAGGAGCGACAAAAACATCGCTCCCGTAACTCCTTCAACACATGGTTGATGAGATAACACACTACTTAATCGTAACCCAAACCTGTTCGCCACGCTTTATCGCATCGTCAATCAATTTGTTCAACTTGTCAGAAGTATAGCGTGATTCAGTAAGCCTTCCTTTTGATGTATTGTTACCTACAAGGATACATCCGGCAGAATCCTTTGCTGTATTCCCAGCGTGAAAAAGAATACCCTCAAAATGAGGAACATTCAACAGTCTTGGCATATTACGTCCGAATTTTGGGGACCAGTTGTATATAACCTGGTATCTTCCATAAGGGATAGCAGATTCAGCATAAACCTTCTTCTCTTTTCCATCAAACACTCCATTCTTATTCACGTCAACGATCCGATCTTCAAGCGTATTACTGAAAAACTCACCATTAATATACAAACGCCCTATAGTATAATCAGGCTTACACCATTTTCTTTCTACCAATAGTTTCATAGTTAAAATGTATTTAGTTTTACAAAGTTACAAAATAAACACGTACATTTGCACACATAATAAAACATTTTATAAAGCATATACAAAAATGTATAAATCAAGACAAATAGCAGATTGGATAATACATCAAACACATGGCAATATAACACATTCAAAATTACAAAAATTGCTATATTATTGCCAAGCGTGGCATTATACAATTTTCAATGAGGTTTTATTTGATGAAAGAATTGAAGCATGGGCGCACGGCCCTGTTGTACCATCCCAATTCAACAGATTTAATAACATAGATTTTTTCCAAAACATAAAAGTAAAATATTGTGAAAACATTAAACTGAAAAGTAAAACAGAACAATTACTGAACGAAGTTGTTGGAATATACAATAAATGCACTGATGGGCACCTTGAATTATTGGTAAAAAGAGAAGATCCTTGGAGAGAAACAAGAGGGAATATACCAGAGTTTAAGAAATGCCAAAAAGAAATAAAATTGGACCTAATGAAACAATATTATATAAATCTAAATTAAAGTTGAAAACCCAATTTTTGTCGCATAAAACAGTTGGAAATATAAAACATTATATTTACCTTTGTCTTATCATAATACATCCGTTAATAGATATGGCTTAAATAATTAAAATTCATATAAAAAAACTAAATTAATAAGCAAGAAATAGATTGGACCCTTTTTCTTGCTTTTTTTTATGTGCAAACGCAAACTAATATGTTAACATTAATTAAAAATTCAGTTTGGTTATATATATGTAAAATATATTTCTGTTACTTTGCACTATGTAAATGAACCATTACGATGTTTTTACTTTGGCAGCAGGCAGATGTGAATCTTTACTGTTGCCTTTTTTATTACATTACATATAAATATACAATAACACCCAATGAAATAAAACAATTTGTATGGTAAATTGAAGTCTAATACATACCTTTGCACTATGGACAATGAAAGAGAAATATTATCGAAACTTGACGCTATCATACAGAACCAAAAGGTTTTGTATGAGAATCAAATTGTCATCTTTCAAACTCTAGCATCAATCGGACAAAAGGTTTACAGCCAAAGTGATTTCAAGAGTTTTATGATAAATATGGTAGCAAACGGAATAACAGAAAGAGTAGAAGCCAATGATCAACAAAGAAGAAATATCTAAGATTGCAGACTATTACTTCCAAGCAAAAAGACTTGCAAACGGTATAAAATCGTCAACCAGAGAGCGTGCGGAGAAGTTCTCTAAAGACCTTCTAGCCGTATTCCTTTTGGCAGGAGCTAAATCGTTCAAGTCAATATCAAAACTCCCGGATAGCCAAAAAGAAAAAGTGCTAGAACTGACCAAAAAGTTCCGTGAGGATATATATAACGACATATACCAATATGTACTGGAAAGCAATAAACTGTCACTAGAACTAAACGATGATCTTGGATGGGAGTATATTTCAATGACGGACAACGGCATTAAGGAATATATGGAAAGGACATACGGTGGAGAAACGACAAAGCAGAGAATAAACACAAATACAAACAGATTCCGCGCTGTTGTTGAAGTATATCTTGCCAATACATTACTGTCCACAAAAACGAACAATATAGAGAAAATAACAGACGAGGTTCAAAAGAAGATATGGAACAACATATCATCACCATATAACGTATCATTTATTCCACCAAGCAAACAGAAACACTACGGTAGAGGATATGCTACAAACGGTATAAGCCAGTTGTATGTTATAGAACAGCAGATGATTTTAGGTATTTTCAATGAAGCAAATTACAACTCATGGAAAAACATTCCAAATTTCAAGGGATGGAGGACAGCAGTAACATCTAAGAACCCATGCCAGTTCTGCATTGACGAGCAATATAGAATACACACAGACAGACCTAAGCTGCCGTTCCATGCCCATTGCTTGTGTATATTATATCCGGTGTTTAAGAATTAAGCGAGAATTCCCGCTTTTGTTCATACATTCTTTTGGTTTTCTATATATTTTTTTACCGTTTCCTCGGATATATGACCAACAGATTCTACAAAATAGGATCGTGTCCATAGTGATGGTAATCGGCTACGCAGCCATGGAAACTCCTTTCGTAAGCAAACCGAAGAATAACCCTTCAACTGATTTATTACAAAATGAATGGCGTATGTATTAAAAACGATAGTTATTTACTTGTTGTTAAATATAAGTTAAAGCAAGTAATAAAATTAAAACTTATTGATTATATATTTGGCGAATATAAAAAAATATATTACGTTTGTGGCATAAATAATTAATGCTTCATTTTTTTATGAAGTAAGTTGATATTTAGATATGCAGATTTAACTGCAAAGAGTAAAACTTATTTAAAGATTATATTTAATGAGGTTGTCTAGATTTTGACAACCTTTTAATTTTATCTATATGGCAGAACCTACAAAAGAACTTTTTAAATTTGCATTCTTCTCAAAATTTGAGGAAAATATTAGTTTCCTATCAAAATTAGCAGATCCAGAAAAATGGGATTTCGGTACAAACAAAAATAATTCTATTTTGAAAAATTATTTAGAGTATACATTCCGAAAATTGCAAGATGAAAAAAAAATCATTTATACTACAGATAATCAGTTTTGTTGCTTCAACACTGGATTAGTAACTTCAAAATTAGAAGAAATATTTTCTTTTTTTGAAAGAAACAAAACAGGAGTATCACCGTATTTTTTTAAATCATTCTGCAAAAAGAGTGATAATTTATTTTTAAGATACTTTTCTAGTAATATTCCACCAAGAGCTGATTTTTTTTCTGATACATCTAGCTTAATATTTAATCCAAACTGTAACATTATTCCTGATATAGATCACATTATAAGTGATAATAAAAGTCGCTTTCCTACTGCCCTTCAATCTACAGGTGAAGATAATATGAGAAGGCAATTAATGGGGGCTATAGATGAAGTTATCAAGATGGTAAAAACTAATTACAAAATAGCTGTTCCTCAATTTTTTAAAGGGAAAACTCAGTTATTGTTACCACTATGCCTTACTCCAGGTTCTAAAAATCCTGATTTAGCACTTGTAATATACAAAGTGGATGAAAATAATTATTGTGCTAGAACTTGTTTAACATTAGAAATGGCTTATATGAATGCTAGATTAATTGTCAAACCACAAAGTGATTGGTTGCGACCATAACTTTTATTTAAAATAAGGTATTAAGAAGAGGTTGTGTCAAAACGTTGGCACAACCTCTTCTTTTGTATTTCTACTTTATTATTAAAATACAAATTTACATATCAATGATTAGTAGTTAATATTACATAAATATAACTTAGATTGAGTATGCTTGGAATTTATTATTTATATTTTTGTTGCAAAATTATAAATCTATTAAATTATGAAGTGGTTATTGTTAATTCCTGCTATTCTAGTAAGTAGTTGTTCATCTCCTTCAAACAATAAAATAGAAAACAAACAAGAAGAGAAAACAATAGTAGAAAATCTAGAATCAAAAGCTAAACGACAAATGATGGCAACAATTAAAGAGCTTGCCAATAATCCTAGTTCTGTCAGTATATCAAAATTTGAAAAAGAGTTTGAATTTGATTCTTTGTATGTAGCCAAATTCACAATGAGAGCGCAAAATGAGTTTGGTGGATACTCTATTACTGACTACGAGTATATATATATGATAAAAGAAGATGGAATACATGATGCCCTAGTTGATTTGAAGGTTAACCCTAAAATAATAATGCTGGCAGCGAGAGCCTTTAATGTAGCTTCAAAAAAAGATAAAAATGCGGATTTTACATCTTCTATAAAAGTAGCTGCTAATTCTTTAGTTTCATTTGTTGGTAGGAAAGTTCCAGATCATCCTGTTGAAGAAATTAAATTAATAAATGAATGGGGAAAATAATTAAACAATGGAATTAATTGTAATATTAATAATTTTTGTAACTGCATTTGTAATAGCAGTTAACACTAGAAAAAAAACATGTAAGTATGGAAAACAACGTATCACCTAACAACATCCCATCAGAAGATGGACAGTTTAAACACGAAAACAGATTATCAATGATATCTGGGTTTATATTATTCATTGATATCTTAGGATCTATAATACTTCTTATTATGGGAATTGTAGAATCAAGCTCATATAGGTCTAATGGATATGGATGGATTTATATATTTTTATCTATCGCAGTGTTATTGTCTGCATTTTTATTTCACTCGTTTTTTATCGTTATTAAGGAGATATCTGTCAGTATTAAAAAGAATAACATCTCCCCTATACCTAAAATAAATGATGAAAAGACACCCACTACTCAATCTAATGTGAAAAGCGATCATCAAGATTGCTTGAGCCAATGGAAATAAAAAGAACGATATAGGCACTGAAATTCCAGTGCCTTTTTTTATTTTACCTAAAAACTTCGGGTTATATTCTATATTACTACCTTATTCTTTTTGTGAATTAAGCCTTAAATAAAATTATATATTAAACAACAATCTCCCAATCATCGGCAAATACATCACTGATAGACGGAACCCATGAATCAGCACGCCCGGTGTTCTCGTTGTAAATAAGGCATTGACTCGTATAGTCAATGAAACCTTTGCCTTTCAGAATAAGGTCTTTTGCTGATTGCGGAAGAGATTGCATCTTTGGAATAATGTCGCTATCAATGTGTGCCGGTACCTGTTTGATAACCCATAGGCCCTTACCATTCCATCCGTTTCTACGGACAGCATAACCGTATTTAAGAGCCTTGATCGCCATACCAAAGTTCATCTTCCGCACTTCTGCGCTATCAGAGCCTTGCATACGTTGTATGCGAGTGTCAAGAAGGCGTATATAGTCGAACATTGTGCCGCATTGGATTTCCAGTAAACACTTGTTGTATATATCATTAACGACTTCATCCATTTTCCCTGAATCTATGAAAGCGGCCAACTTTACATATCTTCCATTGAGTTCTTCGGCTTCTATCTGCATACGGTCAACTAGTGTTTCGGCAATATTATACGCCTTTTCAAACGTATCTTTAGGACTCCAGCTTTCGTATCCATCTTCATATCGGACATGATAACCCTCATCATCGAAATTTTCCGTTGATGGTTTTTCTCTAAGAAGATGTTTTCCCCACGCATCACCTCTTGTCATAGGTTCTGCTTCAATCTGTTTTGTTCCAATGTACTTTTTCATATCAATATATTCCTTTACTTTCTTTGGAGTAGCACTAGTTATATTATCTAATTCTATTCCAAAATTTATACAATCATTTAATATTAATTCGGGAGTTGCTTCATGAATAAATTCTTGCATAAGATTTATTGTTGATTTTTTCATATTTGTCATGATACACCCCCATCCATAAGTATTTCAAATACATCCCTTTCTATCTTTACCACAACGTTCTCATCAAATTTATCCTCGTCAATGCTCTTTATGTAGTCAACCAAAGAATGAATCCTCCTGTTAACATGAATCATAGTAGAACGAACATCATCAATCATCACGCTGTTTGAAGCCTTATCCATCTCCTTGTCTGCAAAAGTTCTCTCATGTATAGTTCCATCTTCCTCAATTTTTAATGAAGGAATTTTGAAAAACTCACAGATATCAAAACGACTAAAAAGACTAACTGCACTCATCATGCTTGTAATATCATCATCAGAGCAATCCAATACGATATCCCTATAATCTTCACACACCAAACAACTCTTAAAAGAAAAATACGGGATATCATCTTCCGAATCAAAAGTCCATGTTTCTTTATACTCGTTTGTTTTCATCTCAACAAACTTAGAATGATCATAGCCAACAGACTTGTATTGATTGATAGTATCAATCCACCCCATAAGTTTAGACATTGTATCATTCAAATACTTTTCATACAAAACAACATCATAATACAATGCAGGTAAAGCATTATCACGGGAAGAGAAAGTTACAGGCTTAGAAATAGATTCCAAAACGGATAACTTACCCAATACAAAATTGAATATGTCAGCTAAAGGAAATTTACTCTTTATTCGTTTCATTATCAACTATGAATAAAAATCGGATGGAGGAAAACCCGAAATATGGCAAAAAAGATAAACCTCCATCCGCAAACAAAAACAAGAATTTGATCAATACAAGTAAAAATCACACATTTCAGAAAGCATTGCAATTTTAAAAGGGTAAATCATCCCGTCTTTCAGGCTGAACAGGTGCAGGTGCAGGCGCAGGCGCAGGTTGCGGCATATCTATCTTAAAGCACCCAACTTCATTGTAATATTTACCCTGGTATTCTCTTGCTCTGATTTCAAGATGGGCAGTAATAGTATCACCCTCTTTCAATTGAAGATCACACAGGTTTCCCATTACATAAAAACACACTTCTTTGGTATATGTAGCACCAATTTCCTCAACGAGAAAATTTCTCTTCTGCCAAGGATTACCTGCCTTACTTGTACCAGTCTGTAACTGACCTACTTTCTTTACTTTACAATTTAATACTAAATCCATTTTTTTTATTTTTTATATTTTTCTTCCTTAATCTTATCCAATTCTCTCATAGCGGACAGCCTTCTTTTGTGAGCGTCCACCCTTATCCAGAAAACCTTCCAACTAACTTCCTTACCGTTAGTTGTGTTCTCTTTAAGTATCTTGCCACATTTAAAAATCTCGTTGACAAGATAATCATACCGTTCTTTATCATAGCAATATCTCATGCGACAAAAGTAATATTAAAAAATAAACTAACACAGAAAACAATACTAAAAATAGTTAACTAAATGGTTAATTCTTCCTCTTCCTCTTTCGACAATGCTTCCACGTCACCATCTTCACCTTTAGGGAAATACAGTTCGTCAAGATAATTGCTTGCTTCACTCTTGTCAGTGAAACTCTTTATAACACTTCCCCGTTTGCTAACGACACGGTAACTAATATTATCCTCTGCTACAACTTTGTAACAATTTAAATCATCCACATCTACGACATCGGGAGCATTATCATCAATACGCATCATGCTCAATATATGAGAATACTCATTCACCTTCACCGTACAGGAAAAAACATTAGGAACTGGTTCTACTATCAATCCGGCATTTATCAATGAATCAAAAACAGAACGCCTAGGTTTGTATTTCAGTTGCCTCCTTATAAACTTCAACGTTATCATATTATCTCCCCTCTGTGCGGATAATACGCACAAACGTAATACCCGTAACGCATCAATACTACATAGAGGTGAAAGGTACTTGTACAACTGAACAGGAGTAAATTTATGGAAATAATCAAATACTCCCTCTTCCTCTATTTCCTTTACACGCCTTTCCCTTTCCTTATTCCTTACCGTCAAATTAGTGGTTTTCCTTACTGACATAGACTACCCTTTCCATGTATCGTTTTCCTTTATCCATTTACGTTCATCATCACTAAGATCACCTGTTGATTCACGATGATATACACACTTGTTGCATAACCCTGCCTTGGCACGGACACACTTGTCGCAATCGTATGGGAAAAACGCTATAGTTGTCTTGTCATAAAAATCCTCACTAGCATCATCGTCAGAAAGCCATCCTTTGAACTTTGCAAGCATATCAAGCGCACCTTTCACATCCTTAAAATCAGCAGTATCTATATCAGAACGCTTTAGGAAACTTTCTATAAGGCTTATCGCATCTTCAAATTCAAGGTTATCCTTGTTTATCAAAGTCTTTGTCTTTTCCTTATTCTCACCTTCCAATACACGCCTCATGGATGGTGTCACATAATCGGAAGCAAGCATGGAAGATTTGGCATAATTGACAATCTGGGTTATCCTTGGAGAATTAACCCATTGCTTGGCTTTCATAAGCAAAGAACGCTCTGACATACCCTCGTCAACAACGTGTGTAGCCCTGTAAAACAAGACAGGATTGGTATCTATGACATAAGCGGACGCAGCCCATAACTCCATCTCATTCGCATCATCAATATGCTTTGCTATATCAATCTTCTTCTGTTTTTCATCGTCAATAAGAAGATTGTTACTAAGGGGAAGTTTACCCCATCCTTTATTCAAACCCATTATCTTTCCTCCTTTATCCTAGACTTTATCTCCCTTACCCTCTCGTCAAGTTCAGAAGAATATTTAAAAAGATTGTATATGCTACTCCTGTCAATACATAGGAAATCAGAAATATCAGACATACTTAAACCCATGTCACGCATGACACAGCACACAAGAGCACGGTTCATCACAATATCATGCTTCCTGCTTTTCCTGTTAACATCAGTATCGGAGAGTCCGCTTGCCGCTAGAACTCTCCTAAAAATCAAAGCGTTGTCAGCCTTTTTGCCCATTTTTCACATTCTCCTTGTCTACGATTAATTGCATTATATCAGCATAACCAGCCAAATCAACCATATTGTCACGCTTTTTATGGAATCCCTGCCTGCATAGCTTTACAGCTATCTGTACAGCAACACAGTCATAAGGAGATAATTCCTTTCCAGTAATCAAAGAAGCCATCTTGGAAATGTTTTCAAAATTGACTACTGCATCGCCATAGTCAGACTGTCTGCTGTTGCTACGGATATCCTTTGCTTCATCAAGGATGCTTCTCTCTTTAACATGATCAACATAAGCAATACAATCCGAGAAAAGAATATACTCTTTACCTTGGTCATCCGCACAAAGAAACTTTTCACCATTCTCAAAACAGTATTTAACAGTGACAAATTTACCGAACACATTTGACTTGCTTACAGAATCTTCACCGTGAAGTGAAATGTATTTATCACGGTTTATAATTTTAACCTTGCTGTTCAACATAACTCCAATCATAACAAATCACCAACTTTTATGCTATCCGCATCCTTCTTGTCAGAAAAGAAGATACGGTCATACTTAGTTTCACCAAACTCAACAAACATGGCTAATATAAAATACTTGTTCAGTACACTATCATAACCCTTGTCGTAAATTTTGTTTATCTTTTTTGTTTTCATCGTTTTTCACATTTAATATCCATACTGTCACCTCCCATCATCATCTTCAATATACAGGTATTGAACATCAGTTCAACAATCTCGTATCTTACGTACTCATGTCCATCAACATAACATGTAATGGTTTTACCAGAAATATCATAAGTACCGTAACCATTCCCAAAATAGCCCCTTCCTACATAAGTACCATCCTGATTAAACTTAGCGTAAGTAGGTCTTATCATTGGATACCATCTACCATCCACTTTCACCTGAACAAGTTCCCATGTGCCGATAATAGCATCCTTGTATTCATCATCCTTATCATCAGAACAGCTACACAACCCCAATAATACTATTGAAGAATATGACTATCCGCATAATTCCCCAAACAACATGCTGCCACGCCTTCGAGAAACTAATGCTAATTTATTAACAGTTACAGTTGTCTTACAACCGTGAACCTTATTCCAATTTATATCTCTTAATGAAGCAAAACCATTACTGCTTCCACTAATGAAACAAACAACACTATTGAACTTAACCTTGTCAAACATGGTAAACTTAATACCAACCTTTGAAGGCTTGCCGCCATTCAGCCAATAGGGAGCGCTTGCGCTCCTTCGATTACCACCCTTACTGAAAGTCTGTACATGCAATATCCTACTATGCCTAGGTATGAACCTTATTAAATGATGATTGCAAAGCCTACTTGTATTAAGATTACCAGTTATGCAATAAGCATCGTTGTAATGCTCCTTAGACAAGCCTAACTTAATCCTCTTGTACTTAGTAATATAACCATAAGTAATATTCACATTGCTGAACCTACTCTTCAGTTCTTCATACAAGAACCACCTCATCGTACTCATTACACTCGCATCCCTAAATGACTTTCCACGATTAACATTCAATGTTATTTCACCTGAATGGTACTTTTCATGACAAGTCTTGCAAAGTGTAACCAAGTTGTTAGGAGCATTGCCACCTGTTTTCCTGCTCTCAATATGATGAACCTGCAATACATCATCCTTGCTTTTTCCCTTGCAATGTTGACAAATGTGATTGTCTCTGAACAATACATATTCCCTTACATTATAAGAATCAAGTTGTTCCCCCATCTGATATTCAGAGCTTTTAATGTATGGATTTTTAATCTTCTGAATGTCAAATGCAGCCACCTCCACATTAACCTGTTTCACAGGTAACAATTTGTGGATTAAACTGACAATCCTTACATGTGAGTCAATCTTTTGTCTGATTGAGGGTGCGAGCCACCCTTCTTTAATCCTTCTATTGTCAAACCTTGGTTTCCTGTATCTTGTCTTTCTGTACCTTCTGTTTCTTCTTAATGACTTTCTGTCAGAAAGTAGTTTAACAATGTCATTTCTTAGTTCGGCATTTGCCGAGAACAGTTCTTTCTTATTGGTTGTTGCAGAAATTCCTATATGTTTGCTTCCACAGTCAATTCCCATTGTTATGTGCTGTTTGTATCCATAGCTTCCATTTATCAGTTTAATGGTAAACACGTCCTTTCTGTATATGACAGCCCTTCCCTGTTTCAAGAGAAGTCTTGCTTTTCTCTCTGAACAAGGCATCATAGGCTCATTATGTTTATTAAGGATATATACCATAGTTAATTATTGGTTTATTATGTTTTTAATGTTTAGTATTATGGCAGCTAAAATAGAGCTTCCCAGGACTTCTCCCGTAAGTTACCCATCGCCAAGGTTATGAAATGGTTTCAGTTGTCAGCAACACCGTTCCTTTAGGTTCTGTTTAATCACTGACCGAAGAGGTTGGGACTTGGATAAACATCCCAACGTTCCTATACATTCATTTCTAACGTAGCACAGGTTATACCTGTGCTTAGGCTAATCTGCTTACCCATCAATCACCCTTTGGTGATGATTGCGGATAGTCAAATTGAAGAAATAGCAAAAAATAATAAAAATTTCTTTCTCATTTGCCTAAATTATTTGTGGAACCAAAACCTCCATCACCCCTATCCGTTGAATCAAGGCTTTCAACCTCAACAAATTCAACCTCAATATAATTACTGAAAAGAAGCTGAGCAATTCGCTCCTTGGCAGCAATATAGAAAGGCTCTTTCTCAAAACTCTTCACTATAACACCTATACAACCTGTATAGTCACAATCAATAACACCATCCAACACATCAGCGTCATGATACTTCCCGTCAACGCCAATAATACCTTTCAGGGAAAATCCACTCCGAGGCTTGATAATAGCCTTCATATTTGAAGGCATCTGAATGGCTATACCAAGTTTAATCAGATTACGACCTTTTCTTATCAACGTGTTGTCAGGAACATACAAATCATACCCGGCAGCACCATCAGTTTTTTTTTCGGGAAGAACTGCATCCCGTCTTAATTTTACAAATTTTACTTGATTCATTTTTTATTTCCTTTTCTCTTTAAATCATACATAGCGCATTCCCTGCTTCTGTAAATCTTACTTGCAGGATAAATCACATCATTAACAATAACAAAGCCGACAACAGGATCTGTAATGGGAACAACTTCACCATCAATAATAGTAAAATTATTCTCGGATAAAAGCCTTCTCATGGCAGCAATCTGTTCGAGAGTAGCCTTTGAGATATCATAGTTATTCGAAAAGTTAAACTCTGAATTACAGATAAGAACATTCTTGTCATTATACAAGAAATTAGCTTTCAAACCACCATTGTTGATAAACACATAATCCTTTACATGTCCTGTCCTGCTTTTAGCAAACAGGAAATCTCCTTTCTTGAAATTGTCAATCTTTACCAACTCATAAGTACAATCGTCAATCTTCTTCAATATATACCCACTAGGCAGTTTTATTACATTTGAATTAGTCAAATCCATTGCTTTCCTCCGTATTCAATCTGAATGCAGCCTCCCTAGCCTGATCCTTCGTTCTATACAACTCTATTTTTTCAAACATACGACCATCATCACAGTCATACGTACACAAGGTGACAGCCCACATATTACCACGCGGAGAATAGAAATACTTACCGTAATCCTTTCCCATCACCTTACCGTCAATCCTTATCTCTCCTTTATTAGCCATGCTTGTTCTTATAAATTTTTACCAATAATCATACAAACAGACGCTCCAAATGGAGGACATGACATATAAGCAAAAGTAATAAACACACCAAAATCACAGAATATTTTTCTATTACCCCTAGCACCAACACACTTATATATCCCTAAATCCTTCATTTTTTTTACTAAACATCTTTTTGCTGGAATCTCAAGACCTTTATTCTTATATAATTCATATATACGTTCAGCAAATTCGTTGGTATTTATAATGTTATTTAAACTTACGGAATATGTGCTATTGTCCAAAATAAAATCAACCAATTGAGATAAACAGTATAGACCGTCTTTCTTTTCGATAACAATATTATCAATATAAAAATCCCCATTAACATAATCAAGAAAAGGAGTTTTATCTAATAAAAAATACCTATCAGAAAAACGATCACCAGACATACCACAATTAGCTTTATTCAACATTACATACTTTTTAGACATAATGTCAAAATAATACTTTTCCCTTCTATTTAAATCGGATGGATTACATTCTTCCAATATAGAAAATTCAATATCATTAATATCATAGTCTGATATTTTATCCATATTTGGATGAGTTTTAGATTTAATCATCCTTTTATGACCATCAATTCTTTTAGAAATTCTAATAGATTGACCAACATAACAATAGTTTTTATACAAAAACATATAAATACCACAATCTTTCATTTTTATCAAATTTTAATTATGCAAATATAATAATAAAATTGATTAAAACAAAATTATCACGCCTTATTTTCTCACCCCAAACTTTTTCCTAAACTCATCAATAGAGCACGCTATTCGCTGACCAAGTTGGTCTACATACAAAACAGCATCTTTAATCATTTTATCATTCTCGGCAAGCATGTGGATAATACTGTCAACGACACACTCTTTGCCGCTACCTAATTCAACATACTTATTACCCATGACAATGCAGTCTTTTTCCTTCAAAGGAACAATACGTTCAATCTTGCTTTCACGATATTTTTTCAGTTTTTCAAAGAACTCACGGTGCATTACACGCTCGTTCTCATCCATCACATGATAAAATTCACAGCAAATACCGTGAACATTATCCACTGTATTAATCTCATCAAGGTTGTCAATAACATTCTGCAATGCGTCAAAGAAATTCACATCATGCTCATCCAATACTTCTTCCATCATTCTATCAATGGAAGCAATAGCCACGTTCTTGAAATCAATATCGTCACAACGAAATCCCAAAGAGATATAATTACGCAAGGAAAGAAGATTTTCCTTAAAATCAATTTCTACTCCAATATCCATTTCCTAAATTCTTTAATGTTAATACTATTCAAATTATTAATAACAGCATCTCCGATATCATCGTTATGCTTCAATCCAAAAGACAGGCTAGGGTATTCCCACCATCTCGCCACACGTCCTTTGTCACCCCACAAAGATATAGCTTTATTATCAAAGTCGGGGAACAAAATAACATTTTTTGGCAATTTATTTCCAAGCTGGTTCATTCCGCCACAAGCTGTCCATATAAAACCGTTACCGAAAGCCATAGAAGCTATTATGGCGGTTTTTTCCGATTCAACCATACAAGTTATCGCATCGCTGCAATAATCCCCTAAAAACGGCTTAAAATAACCGCGATAGGTAAATCCTTCGCCAGTTGTAAACTTCCTGAAAGCATGGGTTTCCTTCTTCCTGTGCCCGTTCACCCCATATCTTATCCTGTTGTCATGGCACACGTTACCATCCTTGTCGGAATACCAGAACACAGCGGATTCCCTTCCAAGACATCCTACCTTATACCTTGAAAACACATCATTCACGGAATCAACACCGAAAACACCTGAAAGGTACTCGTACAGGTTATTACCCTTCCAATGCCCGGCATCGCTAAGCCTGTCAACATACTTCACATCAACAAACCTTGATTCCTGTCTACCCGAATCATACTCCCTCTCGTAGAAATCCTTCAAACTCATCCTGCAACCTTCCGGGCTTGACAGAATCCTAAAAGCATCAGAAGCACTACTGCAACCAGGAAGATAAGACACGAGAAAGTCAAACAGGTTGACAGAATCACCGCCCTGCTCGGTAACGGTAATACTGCCCGACTTGTTCATATAGAAAACCAGCTTATCCTTCCTGCTATGGCTCTCCAGATTTATCCGGGCAGGCAACGTCCACCGCTTACCCCTACGCCTTAAAGGAAGCCCAAGCACAGTATCAAGATTGGCAAATATATACTCATAATCAATAGAACCCATACTACTTAAAATTACGCCATCCCTGTTTCATATCCCTAAAGAAATCGCTCAACATATAACGATAACCGTCAGGATATACTAGAAAATCAGAAAGGCATGAAACATGGCATTAATGTTAATTTTTATACACATTTTAAAACGTTAATCCGTTCAGGGCGATACCAACGCCCGCTATCAGCTATCATAAATGAATCACCGAATACTTTTCTACCTATATTAAGCGCACCATTCACATCAGCATTGATAACCTTCCCAATTGCCGACTTGAACAGCCCTCGCTTGACGCGCTTACCGAGATAGATATCATGCTTGCATATATCCTCCATAGATAAAGCGTCACATTTGCTAGTGTAACTTTCCTCATGTTCGATATAGCTGATACCTGCAAGTTCACACTTGTATCTAAGACAGCTTCTCAACCTCGCAAAAGGGATGAATGTAAACTTCTGATTGTTTACTCCGCCCATATTGACGGATTGCTTCCATCCTTTGTTGTAGCCTACAGCAAGAGTGCCTATATGGTGTGATACAAGATAATCAACGATACGCCTGCTTGTCTTGTGCATCGCATCATTCATAAACCGTTCACGTTTCTCATACATCTTTCTCATTCTGTTTGTCAGTTTCTCTATACCCTGCCTGTCCTTTATGGATTGCAGCATGGACAATGTTTTGTTAAACCATCTGTTGTATGACTTGACAACCTTGCCTGAAAACAGCAGAGCATTGCATCCGCACACCAGCGTGGCAAGGTTGTTCACACCCAGGTCTATCGAAGCCATACCCGTACCGACATTATCCGAACAGACACAATCATATACAACCTCTACGGTCATGTATGTACGTTTTGGAATTATCCTAACCTGTTTGAACCGTTCGATTCTGTCCTTGTACTTCTCCCATTGCGGAACGGGTATTTTCAAGTCACGGTCAAGGATTATATACCCGTCATGTATCTTGCATGACTGGTTGGTATATATCGCATTGCTCATCCCACCACGTTTGTGATAGCATGGCAGTTCGGGCTTACCGTTATACTTCCCTGGATTCTTCGCCCAATCCTTTACAGCCTTGACATATCCCTTCATTGCCTTGTCAAGCACGCGCAATGTCTGTTGGGCTACGTGTGATTTCACAAGCCTGTAATTTACCGTACCTTCAAGGTTGGTGACATTTTTCATTATCCTGTCCAAGTCGGGATAGAACAGCCACCTGTCGTTATCCTTCAACTCGTTACGGACAATATACAACGCCTGGTTGTACAGGTTGTTCGTAACACGGCAGATAGCGCAAAGCCTGTCAGAATGATTGATGTCAAATTTATAAACTAATTGCATATTAGCCAGTATTATGTTTCGCCAGTAAAAAGGAGAACAGGGAAGCCGTACTGACTTCAGCTTGTCGGAAGGTAGCTACTCCGTTCCTATCCCTGTATGGTGCAAATGTAATACTATATAACTATATTAGGAAATATTATGTGTTAAATTTTTGTAATAGTGTTCATTTGTTCATTAATGTCCATCTCATAATCATTCCTCCACATCCCCTAAAAGAAGTTTCTTCGCATAACGCAACGCAAACTCCCAATTGTAATAAAACGTACCTAGCAAATCAAAGAACAGGCTATACACGGCATCCTTGTCTCCATCGGGAACGGAATACATGATATCATCCATCATACGGATATCATCACTGAACCTGGCATTCTTTGTCGTATAACGCCACAAACCGCCAACGGCAAGTATCTTGGCGTGTTCATAAACATGACCGTCAATGGAATATACATCACAAACGTAATCATTAAACCAATCCTCATCGTCAAGCACACCACTAACAGGGCTTGCCGACAAAACCATATTAACAAACACACCAAAATGACAATACTGTTCTATCTTACCCGAATCATTGTCAAACTCAACCTTGAAAGCATCCTTGCCGCCCTCATTAATACTGGAAACCATGTCACTTACGTAAAGCGTCTTTAACCACTGGCTGAAATTATACCTTTTCAAACCAACCCTGTTACGGGCTTCATTTATCGCACACTGGGCATCAGACACACATATATACCAATCAGAAGTAACACGAATACTTCTATCAAATAAAACAATCTCTTTATTATCCATACACAATAAAATTTTTCAGCAAAAATACATATTAAAGTAATATGGTAAAAACAATAACGGTTAAATAATCTTTAATCGTTATTGTATTCTCGGAAAGGTTTTAAATAAGTAGAGAAACCGTATTCTTTTATTATTGATAATATTTCATTTTCGTCAATTGAATAAAATTCTCCTTTTACTTTTTTATTTGAAAATCTGCGGTGTAGCTCATTTTCTATATTTTCGTCAATAGTTGCAATGACTAATAAATTATGATTTCCGCACGAAAGCGTTCGATATCTTGTTTTAATATCAGATGTAGAACCTATTTTTACTAACCCAGTAACTTTATCTTTCATCAAGTACGTGCATCTATCAAAGGATTTTTTTCTTGGGAGTTTTAATACTTCCGCCATAGTAGTAAATATAGCATAATACAATAATTCACAATTTCCAAAAAGAATTTTATTTACTTCTATTGCCTTATCAAAATCGTGCATCCAAGCATATTCGATAAGTGCATTAGCTAATGTAAGCTGGTTATATATAGTACCATCTTCGTAAAGCATATATTCCCCATAATCGTTTTCACGAAACTCTATATTTCCTACACAACTTGGGAACATTGTCATTATAAATTCTTTTATACTATTGGTTAAAACTTGGTCATTCTGACCTTTAAAAACTAGTTCATTCATAACAATAAAAAAGTGCGCCTACTACGAGCTGTCAAATCAACCATAGGGTTTATTTCGGAGGCGTTTCCGCAGATCCACTCGGTAGGCGCAATATCTTAATCTATACTACTACAATATGTCATGGCAAAAAAATAACTCCAATGATTGAAGTCACAGGAGTTTGCCTCTCCCATGATTGATTTGACGCTACAAAACTAAGTATTTTTTTTTAAAACTGCAAAATTTAGAACGGCAAATCCTCCTTCATTATATCATCAGCCTGTTGCAGAAGGTATTCGTCAGGATTATACTTCCGTCTTAGGACAATCTGGAACATTCTGTTCCTATTTTCATCCCACGCGGAAGTGACGGAATAGCCTTCCTGGCGTATCATGTCAACCATCTTTCTCTTGCTGTAAGGTCTTACACCACAGTCAATACAATATGCACTGTATTTCACATACAGGTCACGGTCACGGATAGTCTCAAGTTCAATTCCCCCATCAGCATCATACCCCGAATCGTAAAGATACGACAGGACACTGTTGGAATCACGTCTTGCGTTCTCCGTAACGGATTCTATCGTATAACTTCTCGTAAACTCACCCTTGTTCTTCACAAACCGTCTTGCACCCTCTATTATCCAGTTGATAATGGCAGCCGATTCCTTTGACAGCTTCAACGGAAGCGACCTGTCTTGCTCCGATTCCTTGAACACACGATAGAACGGAATGACAAGGGAGCGTCTGAAGTGACCATAAGTCTGGTCCGAAACGGAAGGCATCTTGTTAAGGTTGGCCATGAAAGGCGGCATCATGTCGGCAAGGAAAGGCTCACCGAACGGAAGGCGCGCCATAGTAGGCTCACCGGATATGAACTTCTTATACTTGCCACCGCTCACATCCTTCCCTCCCATCTCTGAGGCGTAGTTGAGCAGCTTGCCGTTTATCATAGCTATATTGTACTCGCACGTAGACTTGTCACCCGACAGGTCAGCCATCTCCATATAAGAAACATTATCCTTACCTAGCGCATTGACAACAGCGTCAAAGAACACCGACTTACCGTTACTACCACAACCGAGAAGGTAACACATCTTCTCCATCTTGATCTTCTTCCTGTCAACAAAGGCACACCCCACAAACTCCTGCAAGGCATCCTGGGTGTCCTTCACAGGGATCACATCGTCCAGGAACTTCTCCCACAGCGGGCTGCGCGCCAACGGGTCATAATTGATATTGATACGTATGCACGATTCTATCATGGGAGAGAAATCGAACGTTTCCATCGTTTCCGTGTCAAGGACACAATTGTCAAACGTGATAAAGTTACGCTTGGGATTGAATATCTCATGCGTCACGTTCTTTACGATGGTACGGTAGAAACGCTCGCTCGTGTCGGTCATGTACAGTTCGCTAAGACCGTTTATGCGGCACAAATCCATACACAGGCGCATCAGATCATCCTTCATCATGGGCACGAATATCTTACCGTCAAAAGCCATGATGGAACCGCTCCTGTGCCGTCTGAAATTGCACTCCCTGCACGCATCGGCTATGTCCATCTCAACCATAGCGGATATGGAACGCTTCCACTCGCCTTCATCCCTTGCTTTACGGAATCCTCTACCACCGCCCTTGTCCGCCAGCTTGCCCATAACGGAATCAAGGATGTATTCATAAGAAGCCTTTGCAGATTCAGCGACAGTCATTTTCCCCTCCTTTCTCTACCAATCCTACCGATTCTACCGATTTCTCCCGGTCCACAACCTTCCCGAACATCACAACAGGATACAGGTCATAATCGTCCGTTGATATGTCAGGGCGTGCATCCATATCGTCAAGGGAAGAGTACACGTCCGCGATGTGCTCCAGTTTCCTGCACACGATGGAATCACGTCTTATCCCGTAATACTCTATAAGGTCAGCCATGTACTGTATGGTAATGTCCTTGAACCATGTGAACGCATCATCACGTGTCTTTGCCCCGTCACAGCAGGTATTGAACGTGTACCCGAAACGCCTCATCTTCACGAAATAGCTGTTCCGCCACAGCGATACCGACTTGTCCATCTCGTTCCCTGCGTTACGTATGGCGGTGACGATGCTTCCCGGCATGAGCGCACACCGTGAAATGCGAGCGGCGGAAGGCTTCCCGTTCGCCCCGGTCCCATCCACCATATCCACATCTGGCACGAACCTTAGATCATCCACGCTCCTTCCGCCCACAACGGACGTGTCATGCCGCATAAGATAGTCGGCATCCACGATATGACCGTACTGCCTTACCTGGCCCTCACACCACGAAGCAAATCTCCTTAACGACCGTTTCCACTCGGAAGGAAGCACATACCCGTACCTTGCACATATCTCCGCTATATGCTTCCTCTCCTTCTCCCATTTTCTCTTCATCTTCCTCTCGTACTCCAGCACTTCACCCTCCACGCTGACACCAGCCACCTGTGCAGCCATAGACCTTGCAGTTAAAGGTACGGGCACGCGCCTGATGAATGACGCTTCCGACACAAGAACCGTCCTAGTACCGTCCTTCAACGACTCGTCAAGTTTGAGGAAACACTGTCTGTCCGCAACGTTAACGAGCGTAACCCACCCGAACAGCCGTGTCTGAACCCTCATTCCCTTGTACCAACGTTCCCTGTCGGGCATTGCATCGGACAGGCATACGACACGCCTTGATTCGGGCAACCTAAGTTTAATCTCTATTTCTTCTTCCATATTTTACACACACATTTTACTTGATTTTACCTGCAAATATAGCGCAAAAAACAATACGAAAACTAGTAGTTAAATTAATTAACTACAAATGTTTACGTGATTAACAAATGCGTGTCAAGGAAGATAGTTTATCTTTCTTTACACAAGATTTTTTACTTTCACGTCCACAGTATTATTTGAATAGGAAAAGTAAAAAATATTGATTGTTGTTATTTTTTACTTTTGTAATAATTTTTCTCATTTTAGTTAAAATGATTTAACTATAATTTTTTATCTACTTATTATTTTCTACGTTAAGAAATGTAAAATTGACTTAATTTAACATAAAATAAAAAATCTCAACACTGATAGTTGCATATGCAACTAATTGATTCGGGAAAATTCGTAAAAAACCTACGAAATTCGTTGTTTTTTCGTAGACTTCGTAAACTCTTCGTTTTTCAACATTTGTCAATAAACTCGCACAAATTAGTGGTTAAATCGCTGAAAAAAAGCTGTTTAGTCTTGTCAAAAAAAATTGAATCGTAAATCTTTGAAAATCTACTCTCTATTAATTTGCATATTAAATGTTAAAAGTAATATATATATACAACATATACATACACGTACACCTTACATGCTCTATTACAATACATATACATACACAATACATACATAACACATACACATACAGACACCAAAACTGCATACGTAATTTAGTATAGATACATATCAAAACGACGAAATCAACGAAGAATACTGTAAACCAATAACTTATACTGCAAAAAAAGACATAAAAAATGCAACCATACCTACGAAACACACCAAAAAACCTACGATTTTCGTAACTTTTTATGTAAAGATTTATCCGATTTTGTTGAAAACTACCGAAAATACACCGCCAAAACGCAAAATCAGCCATACAGGCAAAATTTGGGGGAAAAAAATTTTTCAGAAAAAAATTATCGGGAGCGACACACCCGCAGCTAAGTCTCCACAAAAGGGGGTATGCCACTAATTTACAGGTAATTACACACGTTTATCTACCACGTTTCTCAACGTTTGTAAATAAAAATAAATTCTTTTCTACGACAATCGAATTTCGAAATCTTTACAAGTAAAATATCTTTACAAGTGACTTCTACGAAGATTTCGTAATTCCCTCACGTTCAGATACTTACAATCAAATTTAACACAAATTAACATTGAAAAATCTTGAAATTAAACATAATATTAAGCTAAAATAGGTCTTATATAGCCTGATCTATTAATATTATGCAATATTAATTTAAAATATGTATATAAACAGTATTGATTTTGGGAAAAACGGGCTTAATTTATAATAGATGTTAAAGAAATATACAAGGTAAATAAGTTTGTTGTATGTTTGCAGTGTCGGAAGGACAAAGCGATATATGACATATTGAAACAGCTTGCCACGGTGAGAGCGTGGTACAGATCCGCAAACAGGAAATAAGCGGAATATTAAATAGCGGTGCGGCTAGCCACGATGCAGAAGTACGGGTATCCTTGATAATGGAGATAGGAACTTAGTGCAATATGCGAATAGCTTTCCTAATACAATATAATGTATGTGCGTGTGTATCCTATACGTAAGTCTTAATACTTGTCTGTTAGTCACGGTTGGTATATATAAGCCGTAAAAACATACATACGCGCATACTGTAATGTAGCTACCACCCTGTTTTTGTGGTTGGTAACGGTTACAAGCCCGTATAGATACAGAGTACAGTATATAAACTTAATACATTATATATGGAAGCAAAGAGGATCTCACAAAGAGCGGTTAAAAACATGATTAACGGCAACACTGCATTGCTGCATATCGGTAACTTTGATACGGGGAAACGTACCAATTTAAAGCGCGCGGTTAGCGAATGTGTATATACTAGTCGGTTGTATTATAATAAGGAATTGCAATCGGATAACGAAAAGATAGAATACTTAGTATATAGTCAACCTTATAGGGTGTTTAAAGTAGAACTATATGAAACACATATTGCAGCGTTTAACGAATACACTGAGTACCACATTAATTTTGACGATACAAGCAAGTATTACACATTGGTTATAAGTGGCATGCAGTTTTTGATCGTGTCAGATTTAGGGTGGTGTAATATCTACCAGGTGTTTGATAGCGTGGTGGAAGAACTGGATAAAGATCCTTTGTTTAAAGAAATTAAACAAAGCGGCGTAATAACAAAGGATCAGATACAGACATTAAAAAAACGCTCAAACGACTTGCGGCGTAATGTTATTAATTACAATTGGATGGATCGTGTTGGGAACGGATACGGTATACCGTTGACGGAGGAACAAGGCGCTAAGGAACTAGACTGGATAAAGTCTTTTGTCGGGAAAAATATATATCGTTATAAAGATATAGAGATCATAAAAAATGCATCTCCATCTGATTTTGTTTTTAAAGGCTTCTATAATAACGGTATAGGGAATTGGTGTAATTACTTGCCAATATACGAAATAAACGGTATAGAATATGTACCAATGTCACAACCCTATATAATTGGAAGATATGAGTAAAAAATACAAACTTACTGTAGAGTTACGCGCGGGACATGGGAAATAATTATTAACAATTAAATATTACAATTATGGAAAGATACGATTATTTAAGAGCAATTAAAGAGGACGTTTTAAACTATATCAACGAAAACAATATAGTAGTAACCTCCGAAAATAGGGACGAAGTGGAACAGGATCTTAATGATACACTGTTTACATATGATAGCGTAACAGGGAACGCGTCAGGGTCTTATACGTTTAACACGTGGACGGCTGAGGAATACCTGTGTCACAATTGGGAACTGTTAGGGGAAGCGTTAACAGAGTTCGGGTGCGATATGAGCTATTTAGAGAAAGGTGCAGAAGCGTGCGACGTTACAATACGCTGTTATCTGTTAGGGCAAGCAATTTCTGAAGTATTGGACGAAATAGAAACAGAAGAAGAAGAATAAAACGCGCATACGCAAGAAAGTCACTGTATCGAAAGACCTCTTGTAAATTAATGGTTTTAAAAACGAATAACGAACAATTAAAAAAATACTTACAATTATGAAAGCAAAGAATTTATCTTACAATGTGACAAAATATTACGTAGAAAACGGAATAATCTACAAAATGAACGTGCGTATAAGTTTGGGTGACTGTTGCAAAAATGGTGTATGTGATTGGAGTATCACGGCCGACATTTACGAAAAACGTAGGAACGGGCGTTTCGTTTTGTGTGCTAGTGATTGTTGTCACGAAGAAATATTAAAGTGTTTTCCACAGTTTAAAACGTTTATTGATCTACATTTGTGCAACCATTACGGGCAACCAATGTATCCCGTTGAAAATGGAGTATATCACCTTGTAAACAGCGATAAAAAAAAGGCTATAAACTACCTACGTATCACTGAAACAGAATACGATATACTACGTGATAGTGTGGAAGATAAGGAGTACTTTAAATACCTACTATACACCCTAGGAATTGTAGACCGTTGGAAGCAAGAAAGTTTGAAAGCTATAAAGCAATTGGAAGCATTGACGGGTAACACATGGGAAAACCCGTATAAACCCGAAAATGAACATTTTGCATTAAAATTGACGGACGAAGAACGTACACTAACTGAAAACAGAATCAAAGACGGATATTATACTAGTGAAGCCATACAGGCACGGGAAGACCAGAAAAAACGTGAAGAATACGAGAAGAAACGCAATGAAATAATTGCAGACTATGAAAAAGAAATACAAAAAGCGGAAAACAGGAAGCTAGTTAGGTTAGCCGTTCTTGACACCGGGATTCCTCTTAAAAACGTGATATACTACAATCATACCAATGAACTTGCATTTAATTGGAATGATTACGAAGAAAAAGTAACACAAGAACAATTTGACAAATTTGTAAATACAGTTGACAAAAATAAACTTCCTAAAAATATAACCTTTAAATTAAAATAATAATGAGAACGTTTTTTGCACAAGTGGAAACAAGGTATCGGGCTATTAAAAATTGCCCGTTTACCCCGGCACGTGTTGTCAAGGTTTTTGGCGGTTATATGTGTTTTGAAAGTGATAATGATTATAGAGTTTGGAAAAATCAAAAGTAAATAACTATGATCGAAACATTAATACTATTAGGTTGCCTATACTTGTCTATACGGGTAACTGATTATATCGAAAAACAGAAACAAAACAATAACAATTAAAAACGTAACATTATGGAAAGAAGAAACTACGTACCCAATTTGCTTACAATGTATATACGTAACACAAGCGAGGTATATAATATAACATTATTTCTGCAAAACTGTATGATCAAAAAAATAAACAAGGGCGTACAACCACAATTAGAATACCTTGCAAATTGCAGCACAATGAAAACCATAATCAGAGAGGCTGCCAAACTGTTATACAAGTACGACGGGATAACACCCACCAGACAGGAAAAACAGGAAGCGGCCCGGGAACATGCTAAATATATCCTTGACAATGTGCAATACTTCATTCAAAACGCCAATAGAGGGTAAAATAAAGCCCTATATTAAAAGATTTAAAACAATACCGAACATTCACCCATAAAAACAAAAACATTATGATACAGGTAACAGTAGAAAACAGCAAAACAGGTGGCCAATATATTTGTAAATCGGCAAGAAGAACGGTAAAGAATATAACATATAATCATATAACTTATCATTTGATATGCAGACATAAAGATCACCCGTTTTTTAAACAGTTTTACCACGGTCCAAAAAAAATAGAAGCCCTAGAAAAACCTATCTGGAATACACCAATATACAAATTACTAGAGCTAACCATTACGGAAACACCCCTAGACGGGCGTACACGATACGCAAAACAGTTACCCGTATTAAATGCGGATATATTGGCGGAACTTACCTATTAATCAATCAAAAAAAACAATATAATTATGATACAATTTACTATTGACAGTTTTAGCGGCGGTATATCAGGTCGCCCGTATAAGTCAATTAAGGACGCTATACAAGACGGTGGGTACTCCGTATGGTGCAACGAAAAGATTAAAAAAGCATTCAGCTTCGGGAACGGCACGGAAAAGGACTTTAAAAGGTATTGCAAAGACAACCTTTGCAAAATCATAAGCGAAAGCGATTTTTACAAGGAACTACAATCTTTGCCGTTGAAAGAGCAAAGAACACATATCCAATTTATTAGAGAGCAATTAAGCCTTTACAATAACCTATAAAAACATAATGCAGCAATGAAAAAACAAAACTTACAAAAAGAATTATATCCTATCCTTGAAAACGAAAGTATTCAGATCGGAGCGTTTAAGGCTAACAGAAGTATTGATACATTGGATATTGTCAAAGAAAATATCAAGTTTTGGAAAAGCTATGACGGGCACAAGTTACCCGAAAAACAGGTTAAACGAGCGTATTATAACGACACCAGGACACAAAACATAATCAAAATGTACATAATAACGCCCGAATTGATTAAGTTTGTAAAAGAGCACGCAAACGACTATAAAACGTTAAATCGAAAGGACGTACCTAGCTGCATAACTATTGATCGTAGGCGGAGTGAACGTTATTTTTACGTATATATCGAAAAGTTTGGGAACGTGTGTTTTGATGAAGTGTTAAGAGTTTTCCCATTATTACCAAAAGCATATTTGAACGAGTAATGAAAGTAATAAGAGTTTTAAAGAGAATACTAACCGACTCAGATATTATAGACCTGTACGGTATGTATTGTGATTTTTATAAAAATATACAATAATTTAGATAGCATTTTACGCAATTTGTTAGTTGCTGGAAACATTGTAACCGTATCATATGAACAAATGAGAGAGAGATACGCAAAGAACTGGGCTGATTTGTTAAGCCTGTCATTTAGGGAATTAAGATAAATAGGATTGCCCGGTATGGAGAACAACGAATAGAGCGATACTATTACCGGGAACTAATTAATAACTTAAAAACGAAAAGATATGAATATTATTACAGATAAGGCGAAAACTCCTGCAAAGCTACGTTATAGGGTGAGCAATAACAGCGGAACAATAAATAAGGAGTTCGGCAAAAATCAACAAGCGGCCTATGACTTTGCAAACGAGATGAAAGAAACGGCAACCATACGCGGATATTTTGTTTTTAAACATAGAGGGCAATGGCAAACGAATACGGTATTCATTGATCATGTATTTAAATAACCAACTATCCCGGCGTGGAGAACAACAAGCGGATCGCCACCGCTACCGGGAACAAATACTAACTTAAAAACAAAAGAATATGGGAACGAACAATAAACAATCCATCCTGGAAGGACGGAAATGGGATGTGATAGAGAGTGTTGACGGATATTTTTCTGGGGAAAAGAACGGAGTAATCATACAAGGAACGACAATGAGTGATCTGTATGAAAAATGTAAATCTTTTGATATAGCTTCGGTTATGGAGAAGATTAAGACGGGTGATAATCTGAACGACTGGGAAAAACGATTAATAAAAGTTAGTAAAAAGTTGTTGGAAAACCAATAAACTATATCTTTGCCGTATGAGAAAAAAATACGTTGCATATTATAAAGGCTGTACAATAGAGGTCACAGGAGAAAAAGACTTCATGTACCAGATAATAAAAGGTGAACGGATGGTTCTCTTTGTAGATATGTTTTACAGGTCTACAACTGATGCGCTAAAGGGCGCAATGAGGTGGGTGGACAATAATGTTAGAAAGGAGTGAATTTATGCTTTTTGGAATTGTTTTTGCTATGATAATGAAAGCTATATGTGGAAATATGTTGGACGATTGATGATTGTCATTGTATGGCTTATTGTGTTACAGATCTTATCAGAGTGTTAATTATGAAATATTTAAGAATACATTTGATTATATGGTGTTTGCCTTGTATAATATATACACTATTCGAGATTGCAGTATTTTTGGCGTTCAATATCATCTCGTTTATATGGCAATTCAAGTTCTTTAAATGGAGTTCCATGTTTTATGCCAAATATACATGGCAAAACACATGGAACGGTACTCCTTATGTAGACCGAACCCCTTGGGATACCTTTAAAAGGCATTATTCAGTTATATTATAATTTAAAGAAAAAATGATAATAGGGATGTTTCATTCATAAAAACAATATAAAAGCTATGAACAAAGAAGAATTTCAGACAAAGAAAAATGATATCAATTCAAAAATAAGGGAATTGAAAAGTCAGAAAATTAAGTTGGAAAAGGAGTACATTAAATCCAATGCGAAGTATCCTATCGGAAGCAAGGTATGTATTACTACTCCTGCATCCACATATATAAGATTAGATAACCATGAAAGTGTTGTTATTCCTGAAAAAAAACAATACGCCTATATTAAGGGTTATAATATTGGTTTTTATGATACCATTGACCCATTGTTTAGCAAGGTCAAGAAAGATGGTACCATGTCGGATGTGAACTTGTATGTTAATCTTACGAATACTACGATAGAACTGGTAAAGGAGTAATTGTTATGGCAAAGGTAATGAATTTAGGAGCACATTGTAGTGAGTGCATACACTATCAGGGTATCCGTTCGTTTATGTATTGCATGGCTTTACAAAAGAGAATAACAGCTAGGAAAACTCCTAAGTATTGTAATCATTATAAAAAGAATAAAGTATGAACACATTTTACGGAATCAGCTTTGCAATATACTTTATACTTATTACCCTTGTATTGACCACATTCATATATGGCTTAAAAAGGGATAAATATAAGTTTTGGAAGTGGGTGATTATAACATTATCTTACTTCATATTTGTTATTATTTACACAATTTTTTGTTTACGGTCATGAATAAGGTGGAAGTAGGAACCCTTGATAGTCACGAACTGTTTGAACACAGGGGAGTAATCTATGAGGTTTTATATAAGACGGATTATTGTGTCCGTTGCCAATACCCGAATGACAAATACCGTTACAGGGATAAATGGGAATATCTCTATACCGAGTTTAGTTTATGGACAAAAGTTAATAAATTATGAAAACACTGGTTTTTGATGTGATGCTTGACGGGCGGTTTATACATACATTCAGATACCAATACTGCCCGTTATTCCCGATAGATGAACAGGAATTGGAGAAGTTTGTTACCGACAGGCTTCCTACGTTGAAAGGTAAAGATTTTAAAATAGTATTTTGATATGAAACAGACAGTAGAAGAAGCGGCAAGGGAATATTCCAATGATTGCAGAAACAGGCAGCGTCATTGTGAACCGTACTGCATTGTTGACTTTATTTCTGGTGCCGAATGGCAGTCAAAGCAATCACCGTGGATAAGCGTTAATGAACGGTTGCCGGAGCCAAATAAGCTTGTCCTTTGCAGAATGGTATCAAATGGAGCGATTGTTAGTGGCTATATCGTTGTTTCACCTGGGAGATCGCCATACGTTGCGACAGACGGAGGATTTGAATTTGAGGATTGGAACGACTACGAGTGTGACATGTGGATGCC